GAGCCCAGGCCTGAAGAAACTGGATTGATTCGGATGTATTTCCCTTGATAGTCATTTCGTTCTCTTGTAACAAGAAGCCCAATAGGCAAGATCGGTCGGGTTTTGAAAGACGCGGTAACATTCGCGTCTGATCGTTTCTTCAGTCGGCGCGTCGGTTCCGTGAACCCAGACCAGCCGAACCTTCCAGCCTTCAAAGACGAACCATTCCTTGCCGACCCGCAATACAAGGAAGACGAAGCCGCCGGAATGCCACCGGCGATACAGCCACGCCTTCTGCTGAGGGGTCGGGGGGTGCTTGAGCCGGAGCGGTCCCCCGCGAGGTGGCCAGCGGTCGGCGTGTTTCAGCTCAAACCAGCCTTCCTTGAAGTTGACGTCAGGGGTTCCGGGGAAAGCGGGGTTTTCAACCCTGACCGGGTCAAGGTTGAAATTCTGCATAGGCGTCCGCAACGCCTGCCACATCTGCGATTCACTTGGCATTATTCGAATGAATCCCTTGGGTACATAGAAAAGTCTTTATGATTGTTTTTGTTGGTTTCCCCCACGTAGTCCCCCGGAACAGCGCGGGTTGCGCGCTTCGCCTTAATCTTCGCCATCACTTCGGGGCTCTGAACTCTGGCGAGCTCAGACACAGAGGCGTGGTTAAGGTCGATCCCCGCCGCGCTACAAAGAGCCGCAAGCGTGAGTGCGACGCCGCCAACTTCCTGTTCCGGTTGACCTACGGGACGATTGAAGACGTAATAGACCAGCCCCTGAGCTTCGTCAGATGTACAGTCCATCGACTGAAACAACTCCAAAGCTTCTTCAAGAAGCCTGAATGCCCGCTCGCGTTTGTTGGTGACGGTTTCGGGCGTGAAGCATTCGTCCATCCACTTCTTGACGCCTGCCTGATAGATATTGATGCTGCTCATTTCAAACCCTCCGGTTCTTTCACTTCCACTCCGCAAAGCCGGAATAGCTCAGCGGCCTTCTCCACGGTTTCGATCACCGCCGGATCGTCGCGCCACGGACCCGGCGGACAAACCACGCACTTGATCCCGAAGCCGATTATGAGCTTGGCGCATTCCTTACAAGGGTGAGCCGTCACCGTGAGCGTAGCCCCGGCGGCGAGACGACTGGCGCCAATCAAAGCCACGGCTTCAGCGTGGACAACTGCCTGATATTTCTTCTCGCGGTCTCCCCACCAGTCTTCTGGTACGCCTTCCGGAAATCGGTTCCATCCGGTACTGATGACCCCAAATCGTTTATCGTGGACGACCGCACCTACTTTGGTTGAGGGGTCGCGGCTGAATTTTGCTGCGTTCTGAGCTTCTTCAAAGAAAATGTCCATTGGTTCTCCCTTTCTGGGTCCTCAGATTATCCCCGCTTCGGCCCGGGGTCTAGCCTCATCCCATTGATGCGCCCCAGCTCTCGCCCAGCTCAACATCGACCTTAAATGGGACGTGTGTTTCCAACACGTTCTCCATTATCTCAGCCCCAAACTTCGCTTCTTCCGGGGTCATAGAGCCGTCGATTTCATCGTGGACCTGGAGCTGAACATAGAGCCCTGCCGCATCCATTTCCACCAGCGCCATCTTCGTCTGGTCGGCTGAGCCGCCCTGAATGCGGCGGTTGAAAGCCTTGTGGAGCCAATCGAAGCTGCCGTCATCCTTTTGCGGGAACCGGCAACGCCGTCCGCCGATTGTTTCGATGAAGCCCTGCTTCTCAGCGAGCTTCTGCATATAGTTCGCCATCTTGCGGACGAACGGCACCTGACGGTCAAACATATCAATCAGGGCTTGGCCTTCGGCCCCGGCACATTCCCAATAGCGCACGTCATACCCGGCCTGACGACCCGCGTTAGCTTTCGCGACAACTTCTGCGTAAGTTTCGAAGTCCTTCTGCTTCCGGGCGCGACCCTCTTTCCACGTCAGTCTCCAAGCCGAAGGCAAACCCAAATCGCCGCACAGCTTAGCGCCTCCCATGCCGTAGGAAAGTCCCAGGAAGATGTTTTTCGCGTACTTGCGTTTCTGACTGAAAGCGGCTTTGCCGTGAAGTTCAAGATAGTCGTCACCGTTGATCATACGGGTCATCATATCGTGGAAGTCCATCGTGGGGTCTTCCCGATACCGCCGCGCTGCTTCCAGAGCGCTTTCATACGCAGCTGAGCCTATCGCTTCAGGGCCGGTCTCGATTGCCGAGTTGACGGCCTGTCTGGGCTCCTGCTGGGAGTAGTCGAGAGCGGCCCAAGGCACGCCGTTGTCCGGGACGTAAATGGATCGCCACATGGGTCCAATCTCGGGATCGCGAGCGGGTTGATTTTGAAAGTTGAAGTTGGCAGAACTCAGACGCCCAAAAGCAGCGCCTTCGGTCTCGCCGCTTTCATCGTCCTTCTGGCGACGGAGCTGATTGAACGTACAATGAGCTCGACCGTTGGTGAGATGCTCCTTGACGCTGTCGCAGAACGTGGATCGCAGCGTGCTCATCTTTTTGGCTCGCCGGAGGTGATCACCGATAGGATGGTCAAGGCTGTCGAGAACCTTAGCCGTCACGCTATCCTTGCCGGACTTCGCTGTTTTGGGCAGATCGATACCCAGCTCCCGGAGGACGGAAGCGAGGACGGCAGTGTTGGTGATATCGCCGAAGCTCAGGCGACGACCTGAATGAACGGAGTTGGCTGCGTCAATCGCCTTCTGCTGCTCAGAGCGGGCCCAAGCATCGACCTGCTCAAGCCGGTCTTCGTCAACCTTCACGCCCCGGCGGCGCATCTTCACCAGAACCGGAAGGACCCGGCTTTCAAGGTTGAAGACCCTCCAGAGGTCCTGATTTTCAATCTCGCGTTCCTGTCGCCGGAGGATTTGAAGGGGCAGGCGGGCGTCCTGCTCACCGTAGGGGCCTACCAGCTTGGCAGGGAGCGCCCAAATACCGCCTTTAGCGGCCTTGCCTGTGTAACCGTATGCCGCGAGCGCCTCGCGCAATAGGGTCTCATCCTTGCCGGGAAGGTTCCACCGCTCGCTGATTGACTCAAGGCTGTAGCTGTAGTGGAGCTCATTGATGAGGGGGTCGGCCACTTGAACATCACGGAACCACTTGACATTAGGGAACACAATTCCCTCTTCTTCAAGAAAGTCCAGATCGTACCCGAGATTGGCGCCGACTAGGATGCCGTCAAATTTCGCTGCGCAGTCCCGGAGGTACGCAATCACCTGCGCCGGGGGAAGGTTTCCGCCCCCGGCGTGGCGTATCGGAAGATAAAAGCAGGGGCCGTCCTCAATCGCGATTGAGATGCCGGCAATGTAAGCCCCCCGGCGAACCCCGGGACCCATTTTGGTCAGAAGGTCGTCCCGGTTCTCCGTATCAATCGCAACCCGACCCGATCCCCAGGAGGTCGGGAGGTCGGAAAGGTTAGGGGCGGTCCACGAGCTTTCTGGCTCAAACAGGGGCAATTGCGCGTACATCGGTCACCAGTTTGTCTGCTTGCTGATCGGATAAGAGACGGCGAACCTTTTTGACGCCGTGACTCACTGTCGTGCGGTCTCGCTGAAGCTGGAGACCGATTTGCGTGAAGTTGTTCTGCTCCATCCACATCAGCCACATCACGATCTGACGGGCCCAAGCAACCTCCGGGGAGCAACGGGTGGAGCAGAGAAGCTGAGCCCGGGAAACCCCGAACTCAGCCTCAACAACCTTGAGAACGGTCTCAAGCATGGATCGCCTCATAAGCGTCGATCATCTTTTCCAGATAATGGATCGCCCGGTCAATATCATCGTGATCCAACCAGCAATCGATCATCGTTATCGCCACGGCGTCGTCGCTGTTCAGATCGATCCCGTTGGACTTCAGGAAGTCATAACGGCGATGATCAGACCGCATTGGACGATTGAAGGCCGGAGGGCAATAAGTAATCCCCAGAGCTTTGATCTTCTGGAGATAGGTGATTGCCTTCTTGAGGCCCTGAACGCCGTCCTTCTTGCGCCAGCGGGTGACGTATTTGGTGGCGCAGCCCTCCAGATACCCGAGACCGGTTTCAGCGGCCCAGTCCCAGTGCTGATACGTTGCTTCGTAGTGATCCCCGCCGACCTGTTCAACGTGAGCGTTCATCGGCTCGCCTCCTCAGCGAGACGTTCAACCAGCTCATCCCAGGACGTCATCAGTTCAACGTCCGGGAGGGCAGTGAACACGCTTTCGTGACCCGGGGGAAGATGGTCGTGACCACCCTTACGCGGATCAAGGTCCAGCACCGCAATCGTGCGATGACCGAGTGCGTGGGCGTAGCCGAACTCAAACCATCGACCGCCGCCCCGGTTCTCAGACGCCTGCGGCTCGCCGATGAAGACGAGCGTATCAGCGCGGCGAACGTCTTCCACGTCTCGGATCGCGTGATACTGGATGTTGTCGCCAGCGGCTTCATCATCCCAAATCCAGCCGCCGGTGATCTCGTAACCGGCGGCTTGAAGCTTCGCCGCGACTTCCCGCAAGGCGAACCTCTGGGCATATTTGGCCGCAATGTAAATCTTACGCGTTTTCATCAATTATCACCGTGATGGTCTGTGGCGGCTTCTCTTTGAAAGCCGACCGTTTGATGTAGATTGACTCAAGGCCGCCGTCACCGGCCTTGAAACCATATCGATAGCTGTTCTTGGGCTGGCGGTCGTCAGCCAGCAGCTCCATTTTGATTTTCAGCAGCATGATTCACTCCGTCATCCGCCGCCCGGGATCGCGAGCGAGCCCGGTTTGTGAGCCAAAGTGTGGCCCCCACCCTCCAGTCGTTGTCGGCTGGGATTTGTTCCAGTATCTCGGATGCGTCCAAAATACCGGTCTTCTTGCTCGCCTTGAAGGCCCGGTGAGCCATAACCATCGGGCAGGCGACCTTGCGCAGGAACGGCGAGCGAATGCCGATCCGGGCCGGGTCTTCGAAGAACATGTTGATGTCTTCCAGGATTTCCTTTTCAGACTGCCCAGAGAACATATCCATCGGGCGCACGACATTGCGGCCATACGGGTCCTGGATCGGCTGACCGGCGGTCGGGTGAACCTTCGAAACACCCCACGGCCATTCGACCGGGGCCTTGTCCAGCGTGGACAGATAGGCGTGATAGTTGTTCGCCACCTGCCAATAGTAGCCCATCGGCACGCCGATCATCGCGGCAAGGTATTCCTGAAGGACGGAGAAGTGAACGGCGTTGGCGCCATAGGCCCCCCAGACCATATCGTTGGATCGGTTGAAAACGGTTAGGTTCAGCTTCCCGTCAACGATAGCCGGCAGGGCCATCAGGTTACACGGAATATCCTTGCCGCCGCGATCCGCAGCAGGCTGATCGGTTTCCGCGTCGTACATCTGGATGACAACGCGGCGGTCACTGGGGTCTTCCTTCAGGCGACGGATCGCCCACGCGAGCTGATCAAGCGTATTCAGCCGGGGACTGTCGGCAATGAAATGCTTGCGCCAGCGGTGGCCATAGGCCCCGGGGACCGTCTTGCCATCATCGCTATAGCGCCCGAAGTCGGCGACGTAAGGCGTCAGGGCCTTGAGGTCGTTGCGACCGGCGATCATCCAGAGCGATTCAACGAGATGGAAGAAGGGGTTGGCATCCCGGACCTCGTTGAACAGGACGCGCTCCTGCGGGCAGGTGTAGAACGTGGACACCGGGCCAGGAAGAACCAGCACCGGGCCGTTCCGGGTCTCACTCTGGACGCCGTATTGGCGGATGATGTTAGCCCCCGACCAAAGGGCGTCGTTCACGTTGCGGGCTTCGATAGTGATCATTTCTTGTCTGTCTCCTTGGTCTTCTTGACCTTTGGTTTGCGACACAACGCAGGGAAATTGTGGCGGTGTCTCGCTTCTTCGATTGCCGACCGGGAGACGTGGCCGCAAATACAGCCCCACGTCATCCGCCAATATGCAGAACGGCCCATCAGTAGCCCCTCCCCGGAATGTATTGGGCTCTTGGCTTGCCCTCCCCGTTCTTAACCCGGAGGTATTTGTCCACTTCGCAGCAACAATTCTGAATGTCGCTGAGGTCGATATGCGGAACCCAAGGGGCGCGGAAGCGGTCCTGCTCCTCGTAAATCTGCCTCATTTCGTCCAGCCCCTGATCCTGAGACAGGTTGAAATTCACGTCGCGACCGGCGAGCCGATTGAGGCCGCGCCGGGACCCCGGGCCGACTGCGGCCCAAGTATTGATATCAGGCGCTCCCCGGAGATAACGGGTGTGGCGCATATCCACGCAGACCTGATAGGCCATAAAAGGCCCCCAGCCGATATAGCGGGGGTGCTGGAACCTTGCCCAAACAGACTCCATAGCCAAGCCGCCTTCGGGCTGGTCTTCAAGGATCGCTTCCCATTCGTGACGATCCTCCCACAGGCGACCGATGACGATGCGGGCGACGTACTGCTGCTTGGTCCAGCTGTACCATTCCGCTTTCGGGTTGCTCTCAGCCCGGATCATATACGCCCCGGTGTAGACCTTCTCGCCTTGCTTCGACCACCAGTCAAGAGCCCTGCCGAGATTAGAGGGGCTGAAGATCGAAGAAGTTGGCCAAGGGTAGCCGCTCGCAATCAAAAACTGGAGCGTCTGCGGCCAGTTGATGTAACGCCCAATCGCGAGCATCAGCCAGAGGTGGCGGTCATCGGCGTAGGGATCGCGGATGTGCTCCTTGATCCATGCCGTCACGCGGTCTAACTCCCGGAAGACATTACAGAAGCGGTACGCCTTGAGGATCGGGTCGGCTGTAAAGACCCCGGACGGCAAGCCCATGTATTCTTCAGTGAACACTTCTTGGTTCACCGGCCATTGTAAAAGCTCGTTGCCGGCAGCAGCTTCTTTGCGCAGATAGATCGCGTGGCGCTCGTTGACCCAATTCCAGAGGGGCGCGGTGTCAAGGTTTGCCATTGATCTTAACCCCTTCAAAACCCAACCCCGTCATGAAGCAGCAAGCATGACCTTCTGTTTCCGGCGGCGTGACTCCGGGTTTGTTGGACAAGGCGTAACCGGTCGCAGAACAAAACAGACGCTCCGCGATGGTCAGAGGACTCATTTCCGAAACCGCCGCCAATTCTATAACGGTCGGATGGTCGGAAAGATCGCAAATCATTCTGACGACCTTCTCGCCAAGGGGGAGTACGATCTGAGCGACCTGTGAATTGGTCTTGGCGCTGAAGTCTTCGGCCTTGAACATCACGTCCTCCCGGACTTGAACGCAACGTAAGCCTTGAGGTCCTCAAAGGCGCGGTCGTGGCGTAGGTTGACGGTATCGATGCCGGCAGCATCGAATTTGGCACGGGTGGCGTTGATCGCCTTGATCTTGTCCCTGACCAGATCAACCTTGATTTCCCGGGTCTCGCCCTTGGCCGCGATCTGACGAGCCCGGATGCGCTCAAGGCAAAGCTCCAGCGGCGTGTCGAGATAGGCGATGAGAACTTGCTCGTGATGAATCCGGTTGTTGTCCCGGAAGAAATCCAGCCAGCTCCCGGCAACGGTCGAAGCCAGAACGCCTTCGCAGAGGACGTGTTCAACCGAGCAACCCAACTCCAAGGCATATTGGATCGCGCCCTGCTGGATAGCGAAAGATGGAATTGTGTCCATTCCTCCGCAGCCTTGTTTGTAGGACCCGATGGCCATCACGCCGTTACCGGCGTAGCCTTCGACCCGAAGACGGCGCGACGGGTCTTTCTTGGTCGGCGCGTCGTAAAAGTTGAGGTCAACCGGGTCCGGGTTCTCGCCGATCATTTGACGGGCGAGGTGGGTCTTGCCTGACCCGTTTGTTCCACGAATATTGATGATCACGTTGGTTCTCCTTTTCTGATCCGACCTTATCCCCGGAGTGGATAACAGTCAAGCCTTGCCAGTTGGGTAAACTGCGAGTAGGTCTTGGGCTCCCCAAGCGGCCAGCTCGCGGCGATGGTCCTGGGTGTCTTTCCCGATGAAGTAATGACCCTTCCGGGCGCTCTTCCACTTACACAGGACGGTCTCAACCTCCTGGATGTTACAAAATCGGGAACTGGATTTGCCTTTGAAACCGGGGGCTAAAATCCCCGCGTAAGCATCAAGCAACATCTCAACAACTCTCTGAGGCGTCATACCCAAGTTGCCAGTAGGGTCGAAAATGGTTGACATCATTTCAGCCCCCTCTCGGGGGTCCTTGTAGAGCGTGACCAACTCCTCTGGAAACGTGATTGGAACGCCCAAAACACGCTCAAGCATATCAGCGGCCTTGAACGCGATCCACGGGCCGAACTGAGGCCAGTCCATAGCCTTGTTGACCTGTTCAAGTGTCCGGCAACCCTCAAGGCTGATCACCGCCTCTTCAGGGTGATTGAACCGGGACCTAAGCCATTCAACGCTGTCAACGCATTTCTGGCCGCGCCAGTGCCGACGCTCGTGCGCTCTGGGCCAACGAGCGCCGCCGCCCGGGATGCCTTGGGATTGAGGCCCGCATCCATCCGGGTTTTCTGCGGCAAGATGAAGATATTGCCAGAACCGAGTGCCGGAGTGATCGCTGATCCAATAGCTCGCGCCGACCGAATAGCAGCACCAGTAGGCGAGCATAAAGCGACGAAGGCGCGAGCCCTTGACATCCCATTCCGTCAGGCCGACATAAAGCGGGTCATGGTCATTGGTAAGAATGAGTTTCCGGCCCCATTCAACGGGGTTGTTGATCAGGTCTGTCACGTCAAAGCCTCCAATAGCTTGGCAGCGGCCCAGCCGGCAGCTGCGGTTCCGTTCTTCCCTCCGCCCGTCAGGCTCCAGAGCCCCGGGGCAACTTCTTCCAGCGCCGCCGGATCGCTTGTCTGGGCGAAGGGTCTGACGCCGATCCGAACCTCACCGCCGCCTTGACCGGCGAAGTCGGATATGCGCTTGGTGGATTGCTCTTCCCGCAACCCGTCCCAATTCTTCTCAAGGATCGCCGTGCCGTCCCCGGCCCAGTGGAAGCCGTCACAGGAGAACCGAACCAGCTGCTTGTACGGAGCCCAAACAGATATCCGGTTGTCTTCAACTTCCTTGAAGAGGCGCAGGCTCAAGCCGACCTTGCCGACGACCGGGACGCCGGTGATGAGCTGACGGGTCCAAGCGCCGCAGGCGACGATGACGTGTTTGGCGTTCGCGTGGTCAAGAGGGTTATCGGGATTCAGAAACCTCACCCGATTGCCCCCGGGGTATGTCGAAACTTTTATTACCTTTCGCCCTATCCAATCAGGCCATTTCGCGTCCCGATCCATCACCACGTCCGGGTTGATCCATTCCGCGTTCACGGAAACCGGGCCAGCTTTGAGCGAGACGGTGCGCAGACCATACAGCCTGTCTAGGAGCCTGAAAGATCGCTCCACGTTGTCCTTGCCCATCTTCTGGAGCCAGGACGGTTTCATCAGGCACCCGGCGGCGCGAGACCCGGAGCGGGGCCGACCGTCATCAATGATCAACACGTCCATTCCTGCGTCCCGGAGCGCCGCCCCGGCTATGGAGCCGAAGAGGCCCCCGCCTACGATGATGACGTCACGCACTGTTGGTTCTCCTTTTCTGACCTCCGGCGATCCATGCGCCGGGATTGGTTGATTTCCTTCGGGACGTATTCAAGGCAATCCGGGTTGACGCACAGGCTGAAGACGCACTTGTGATCCCGGTCGTGACCTTTAGGGAGCGGCCCCTTTTTCCCGATCACCTCACACGCGAAGCGATGAGCCCGGACGCGACCGATCTTGCGGTTGACATAGAATGTCCCGTACCACTTCTTGTTTCCCTGACCCCGGCTACGAGCCCCTGTCCAGAACCAGCACCCGCAAGGGAGCTTGTCCACGTGCTTCATAAACCGATCTATTTCGGCTTGGGTTGCTTGGATGGTCATGTAGTGCTCCTTTTCTACTGCCTCAGCCCCCGCACTCAAAGAGCCGGGGGCTGCGACAGTTCAATCAGGCGTCAGTCAGATGGTACTCGGAACCGGCTCATCAGTGCGCGCCAGGAGGCGCTTCAGGAAAGAACGGGTCGGGGCCGGAGACGACCGGGCGACAGTGATCAGAGCGGCGATGCCGGCGGCGAGGAAAAGGGTCTCAGCGGTGGGCTTGAAGGCAAGGACACTCAGCACCAGCGAGACGGTACTGATGAGCGTGATCAGAAAGTAACTGCGGAAATAACGGCGAACCATGATGGCCTCCAAGTTGTTTGCGGTTGAAAGACGGGGACAACCCCATCAGCGGTATTAAGCTAACCCGGGATCGCGCCCGGGTCTAGCGCCTCAGTCCTGTCCTCCAAGCATCTCCATTGCGAGTGCGATCTGGTCTTTCTCCTCGACCTCGCGCAACAGGGACGCATCCCATATTGCCTCGTCGCGGATCATCTTCACGTTCCGCTCGATAAGGCGTTCAATGTATTTGGGGTCCAGTGCGTCAAGCTCCCAAGAGTGATCGCCGAACTCACGCCGATAGTCTTCAAACCGGCTATCAGTCTCCTTAGCCGGGTTTGGGGGCGGTTTGATTTCCTCAATCTGGTCCATGTTCAAGGCGAGACGTTGAACAGTGACAGGGGTGCCGGCAAATAGGCTCAGGCGCTCCCGGTTATCCCGCGTCATATCAAGCCCAGAGGGGTCGTGATCCCCGAGATGGAAGACGATGGGCCTCTGACCCTTTCGAACGTAATTGGCGAACCGTTGACCGGCCCTCCACTGCTCGCTCTGGCTGTTGTAGCCCTTGATAGCGAAGAAATTGACCCGTAGCTTGTTACAAATCCCGGCGATCACGCCCTCAAGCGCCTGCTTCTCGACCCAGACTTCAGGACGCCATTCTTGATCCGCCCACAAGTCCCGACGATAGGAATTATGAACGGCCTCCAGAGCTTGATTCGGATGCGTGTAGGTTTCGAGCCCCTTGAGGTTGCGGCCACGGTCTTCAATCGCCGTCCAGCTGACGAGACCCGCCATGCGTCCTTTGTTGATGACCGATCCAAGCATATTGTAAGATTGCTGCTTGTTCGGGATAAGGTCGCGAGCAACAAACTGATAGTACAGCTGACGCAGGGTCAGGGAGTAGCCTTGGGCCTCGTAGCTGTCGATGATCTGGTTCGCTTGTGCGATTAGATTGAGGGTGTCCTGCCGGAAGTTGGAGGACTCATAAGCCCTGAAGTGACCTTTCCCGCTCATTTCAACCTCGCAACACCGGAGGACTTGTGAGCGGTTTGGGGATCGATCCCGACTTTCTCAGCTGCGTCGTACCCGGCCCAATAGGTGCTGGAATCAACATCCGACTTCGGCGAAGCGCGGCGACCGCCCCGACGACGAGCCCAATAAGCCTCATCCGCCTTGCGTTGCTTCTCCTCTTCCTTGCGCGCCTCCTCCGGGTTCGCTGCGGCCCATTCCGCATAAGCCTTCTCAGCCGCAGCGGCTTCTTCAGCGGCTTTCCGGCGAGCTTCGGCCTGCTTGGCGCTCCAGCCCTCGCCATAGATGAAGTCCATGTTGGCTTCCCGCTCGCTCTTGCGAACGTCCGCAATCGTCAGAGTGGTCGCGGTCGATACCCCGGCGCGGGCGGCTGCGTGCTCAGCCTTGCGCTTGCGTTCGGCTTCCTCTTCCTCCAGCTGGTCGCGGCGGTCTTGAACCTTCTCGATGATACGGGCAGCAGCACCCTTGCGATAAGACACGGCCCAACGGGAGAACCGCTGAGTGTTGTCGTTGTCGAGCCGCTCCATGACAAGCCGCTCAATCGTCTGCTCAAGATAGGAAGCCATGGATTGAGTGAGCTTAACGTTGACGATGCGACCAACAACGCGGTGCTGGTATTGGATCGACCAGACGTCATCCTTGTAGGTTGTACCGTCCCATTGCTTCCGGTTGACCTCGCGGCGGTGCCATTTCCGGCTCGTCCAGTACACGCAGAAATTCAGCTCAGAGACTGCGCGCCAGAGGTCACGCTGGTAGAGATACACTCCTCCCTTATGCTTTGCGTCCTCGCGCCGCCCTGACGTGCCGGAGCCCTGCTCAACCATCGCCATATCGATGTTGTAAGCCGCGAGCATCTCCTGGGCCTTGGCAGCAGCTGCGGCGGCTTCGGCCTCGTTTCCCTTCTGCCGGTTGGCGAGAGCCAGAAGTTTCTCAACCTTCTGGATGATCTTGATTTGTTCTTCGCTGAGGTCTTGCTGGCTCATCTCGTGCTCCATTTCTGCGCTGGTGGAAGGAAAAGGGGGCTCAAGCCCCCTTCTTTACCGTGTGGGGAACCGGGGCGGTCATACCGGACGGCAGAACCAGGTGATAACAATCTTCTTCAAAGCGCTTGACGGTGCGGATGCCGTAGCCCTTGACCTTGTTCATATCCCAGTTCATACCGGACTTGACGCTGACTTCCTTCCAGGGCTTCGCGCCGCCGGAAAGGGCCTCCAACAGCTCCCGCATAGTTGCGCCTTGAACGCGGGAAAGCATATCGACCAGAATGGCCTGCTTGGAACCGGCGCGGCAGGGGTACGCCTTCTTCATCGGGGGAAGGTTGATGCCGGTGCCGCGACGGGGGGCGACCGGGGCGGCTTTCTTCGCCGGGGCCGGGATCGGGGCTGCGTTTTTGGCGTCTGCTTCCTTGATCGATTTGGCGATTGATACCGCGAGCTGCTCAGCGCGAGCTTCGGCAAGGTCCTGGAGATTTGCCCAAAGGCGCTTAACACCTGCGTCCTTGGTGGCGAAGCGCGAGACTTCGGCGATACCGGTGTTGAGCTCCTTGGCGGTCGTGTTGTAGAGCGCGACGAGCTGAGGGCCGGTGAGGTCGTTGAGGTCTTCCTGAGAAGCAGCAACATAATGGTCGGTTGAGGAAGCAACACCCGCGTTGTCGGTGAACTGAACGGCGAGATTTGCGAGGTCGATGATTGCGATATTCTTGGTCATTTTCGGGTTCTCCTTTTCTTCGGTGACGTAGTGAGCGATGAGGTCGAAAGACCGAAGGGCCTTTGCGTACTGCTCGGGGGTGCGGTTAGCCTTGAGATAAGCGAATTGCGACCGAACCTCTTCAATGTAGCTTTCGGTCATCTGGTCGTCTTGCTCTGCATTTTCAAATCCAGCAAGGTCCCAGCAGGTCGGGCAGGTCTTGGAATCAGTGCCCTGCTCGCCGGTCCAACGCGTGAGGTGGTCGCAGCAAGAGCAGGTGAAAGTCGAGGAACCTTTTACGAAAGTCGAAACCATTGTCGTTCTCCATTTCTAAGCCGGTGTCCACCGGGGATAAGAACAACTTAAAGCAGTTTGACGATGAAGTAAAGAGGCCCGGAGCAAAATAATTCGCTCCGGGCCAAAAAATTTTACGTCAGGCGCATTCCCGCCGCCCGCTTTCGGGATCGATTGTACAAGAAGTCTGGACCGGATCGGCATATGAGTTGGTGCCGCCGTCCTCCTCCTTCGGCTTGTCGCTCTTGCCTGTCAGCAGGGCCATGCGCTTGCCGTCAATATTGAACGTGGTACAGCCCTTGGCGCCACCTTCCCAAGCGGCCCAATAGAGCCCCTTGAAGTCCTCCCAGCTCATCGACCCGTCCATGTTACAGGTCTTGGAGACTGCGGAATCAACCCACTTCTGAACGGTCGTCAGGACAGCGATATGCTCCTGGGCCGTTACTTCCGAAGCGCGACGACCCCGGACGCCGAAGTTGGCAACGCCGTAATCTTCAATTTCGACAAGCTCCTGACCGGCGGGCGTGTTAACCGGACGGGCAGTGATGTAGTCGAATACCGGTTCACAACCAGAGCTGACGTTGTCGGCGCAAAGGCTGATGGTGCCGGTCGGCGCTTCGGAAGTCAGATGGGAGTTGCGGATGCCGTGACGCTCGATAAGAGCTTGAACGTCGCCGGGAAGCTGCTTGATGAACGGGGCGTCCAGATAGCGATGATCGAAGAGCGGGAACGGACCCTTTTCAGCGGCGAGAAGAGCCGAAGCACGATAGCACTCAACCGCGATTGTCTTGAACACTTCTTCCGTCCAAGCGAGGAACCCCGGGGAGCCGTACACGTGCCCAAGGGCCTCGCCGGCATTCGCCAGACCGGTGACGCCGAGACCCATGCGGCGCTTCTCCTTGGCCTCTCGTTCCTGCTCCGGGAGCGGATAGCGGGCGCGATCCACAACGTTGTCCATAGCGCGGACAACGTGCGGGATATCGGCTCGCAGCTGCTCCCAATCGAAGTCCCAGGATGCTTCGTCCAGCGTTCTGACGGTCTTCGGGACGATGTATTTGACCAGATTGAAGGAACCGAGAAGGCAAGCGCCGAACGGGGGCAGGGGCTGCTCACCGCAAGGATTGGTCGCCGCGAGGGTTTCGCAATACTTGAGGTTGTTCATGTTGTTGATCGTATCGATAAACAACACGCCGGGTTCAGCCCAGTCCCATGTCGAGCGCATAATGGCTTCCCACAGGTTGCAGGCGTCCACTTCCTTGTAGACTTCACCGCCCCACCGGAGATGGAACGTGCGACCGTCACGGACGGCTTCCATGAATTCATCGGTGACAGCGATTGAGATGTTGAACCCGGTTAGCTTGTCCGTGTTCTGCTTGGCGTGAAGAAATTCTTCGATGTCCGGGTGATCGACCCGCAACACGCCCATCTGAGCACCGCGACGATGCCCAGAGGAGGCGACGCAACGGCAGATCGCGTCGAAGACCTCCATGAAGGAGACCGGGCCGGAGGAATGTGATTGAAGCTTCCTGATGAGAGCCCCTTTGGGCCGGAGCTTGCTGAAATCGTAACCGATCCCGCCGCCCATTCGCATCGTCGCAGCTGCCTCGGTCGCACGCTGCATAATATTGCCGTCGCCGTGAACGAAGCTGTCTTCAATCGTCCCGGACACGAAGCAATTGTAAGGGGTTGTGGATCGTATCGACCCCATAGCCGATTGAACGCGGCCTGCCGGCATAAAGCGCATGTCCATCGCGATATCGCGGAAAGCGTGGAAATGCTCGTCATTGTCTTTCATCGCACTGCTGAATCGGTTGACGCCTTCTCTGAAATCCTCGCCGTCGCCGCGATACTTCATTGAGTGGAAATAGTCACCCACTCTGGTCTTCGGTCCCATTTTCATCTCCTGGGTTTGCCTGGGTCAATCCCCCTACCCTATTCCCACTGGAACTAGGGGTCAACACTCTCCTGATGGTGTTTGCGGACTCATCAAGGAGTTGTAAGGCCGCTTCCAAAGCGACCCGTTTCACCTGACGCTTTTCGAGCATCAGAGCTAAAAGCCCGGTGGCCCGGGCGGCGGCTTTGTGAGCCGCTTCTAGTTGTTCACCCGCCGACAACGGTCACAGCGTCCTGAGCGCGTGTGATAGCCGTGTAGAGCCACTTCTGCGCTGAATCGCCGAAGGTCCCGGCCTCGTTGATAATGAGCACCCGACCCCACTGAGAGCCCTGAGACTTGTGAACAGTGAGAGCGTAGCCAAAGGTGAACTCTTGAGCCTCGCGCCGCTCCCAATATCCGATCTCATCCGGGTCGCCGTTGAAATGCTGAGGATGGGCTGGGATCAGGAGCGGTTCGGCCTCCGGTGCGTCGTCTGGGCGAATGCGCAGGTTGACGAAGCCGCCTATCTCTTCGCTGTCGCTCGCGCTGATATGGAGCGTCCCGTTGAGCAGTCCGTGATCCTTGTCGTTACGAAGGCACACCAGCTTCTCCCCGGTCAACGGGAAATCGGCGTGCGAGTATTCCTTCAGGTCCCGGACGCGGTGATTAGTGGAAAGCCGGGTCCGGTTCCGTCCAACCAGTATCTGGTCTGCTGCGAGAGCCAGCTCAGGAGTGGCGCGGTGGATGACGGCTGAGTCTCCGTACTCGCCGACCCGCAAACGCTCGCCGTTGCGCACCCTCGTCGCAAGCTCCACAATTGGATTATCCCGGGCCTGACGATGAATCTCCGTCAGCATGACATCCGGTTTAGCGTCAGTGAAGTAGCCTGTGCCTCGCACCGGGGGTAACTGCCCAGGATCGCCGAGAACCAGCACCGGCTTTCCGAAGGACATAATGTCCATCGCCATTTCCTCGTCAACCATGGAGCATTCGTCCACGACCAGCAACTTGGCGTCACGCAACTTGCTCTCCGGGTTGAGACTGAAGCCGGGGCGCTGATTGTTACGCTCCTCCACCTTGATAGCCGCCTGAAGCTTCGTAATCCGTTCCATCAGATCGCGGCGGGGCTTGTAGGACGGATCGCCCTGAGCCTCAAGCCGGTCTTCGTGAATCATCTGCTCGACTTCTTCAAGCTCGTCTTTGAGCTCAAGATAGCGTTCCTTGGATCGCTCCTTGGGATTGTAAACAAGGCTGTGAAGGGTTTGAGCGTCCCCCGCACCGGATCGCCGGAGGACTGAAGCGGCCTTCCCGGTGAAAGCTGCGAAGATGACGTGACCGTCAACCCCTTGGGCAAGGTGCTTGGCCAGCGTTGTCTTGCCGGTGCCAGCATACCCGAAAAGGCGGAACAACTGCTTGTCGCCAGGGTTCTTCAGCCAGTTGCTCACCCGCACCAGCGCCTTGTCTTGCTGAGGAGACCAGATTGTCATCAGAACGGAACCTTCTCATTTCGGGCCGGGGAAGTTTGGTGAGCCCCTTCCGGGTATCTCTCCACGTAGCACTTGTAGTGGTATTTGTTAATCCCGTCCCATTTACAAGGATCGCCAGTCAGGGTCGGCTTCCCGCAACCGACACACCTGCCTGGGCGTCGTATTGTGACCATACCGTAAACGAGATTTAGCATCACCGTTCCGCTCGCGCCCACGTCTATGCCCAAGCGGTAGCTCCATCCAGCCCCGAAGCGAGGCGATGAGCCCGTTTTGGGGCTGGCTTGGTTAAGGGGGGCTGAATGCTTGGAGCCTTTCCAGTTGTAACCTTCTTGCCAAGGCCACCTGGAAGCGGTTAATTCGAGATTTAGGAAGCGCAAATACATTTGGTTCTCCATTTCTGAAAGGGCGCTCCCCGCCTTGTCGGTCTGACGGGACAAACCTACTGAGGCGGGGAGCTGGACGGGCGCTCCATCACGGCTTTCCCCGTCCTAATTCTGACCAGAGGACGAGATGATCAGAATGGAGGATCGTCCATATCTTCCTTGGAGCGACCGCCGCCCGACGAACGGGTGTTGCCGCCGGAAGTCTCGCGCTCAGGCAGATCGGGCTGCTCGCCAGCCGCGCCTTCCTGAGACATCTTCAGAGCGCCTTCGGCCTTCTGACGGACCATCTCCGCACCCATCTGGACAACGGGGTGGTCTGCCGGCAGACGAGCGCCGGTGGCGTCCTTGTTCTCGCTGTCGAAAGCCGCGTTATAGACGAACCACGACTGGTTGCCGTCCACCTTCTTTTCAGAGGTGATGCGCCAGACGTGGCAGAACCACGGAGCCTTGAACTTGCGACCGTTGGCGCCGGGAAGCATGATGCTGTCGGAACGGTTGACAATGGACTTGTAAGCCTTGATGCGGGTCGAAGTGAAGGAGATGACCGCCGCGTAGGGCTCGCCGTCTTCGTCATCTTCTTCCGGCAGGACGAAGCCGAACAGATAGAACGTTTCGATGAGGTCGTTGCCGTTCTTCAGCGTGATCTTGCCGCGCTGGGACTTGGCCCACTGGCTGATCGGCTCTTGGAGGCCATAGGAAGCAACGAGACCGCCGCCGCTCTCGACCGGAACCCATTCCACGTACATGTGGTCACGGCAGGCCGGAACGAAGCGGAACCCGGACGGGTAAAGCTGCTGCGTCGCCGTGTTGATGAACATGCCGGCTTTCGCGCCGTCCACGGTTTCGATTTCCGGGCTGTTCTTTTCCAGAACCTTGATGAACGGAATTGATCTGTCAGAACTGTCCAGATCGTCAAGACCCTGACCTGCGTATTCCTCCAGCCCCGCGTATTCCGCCGGGAGCTGAGCCTGCTGCTTGGTTACTGCTGTCGTCTGCTTTGCCATTATGGCTCTCCTTAAAGTGAGGCGGTTTCCAGGCACCGGCTCTAGCCCTCTTCGTCCAGCAGACGAACCTCTCACCACTCACCCAGGTGACGGGAACTTTTGGCGTCTGGCGTGGTTCTGCCCCACATTCGGCTCGCGGTGATCAACCCGGTTGCCAGCACTATGCCATACCAAACGCGTGAACTATTTGGGCTTCACCACGGCCTGCTTCCACATATGGACGCCGAGCAATTCAAGTGGCACGTCCTCGCCCTTCGAAAGCTTCTCGCGCACCAGAGACCCGAGTGTCTGCCAGTGGACCGACTGCTTGTGAAACGCCTTGGTCAGACCGGCGGCGCGCAGCGCGTCAACGGCCTTCTTGATTTCTTCTTCCTTGGCCTTGCCGAGATCAACGTTGATCTCACTCTTGATGATCCCGCCGTTGCCGCCGTCCCGGAGCCACTTGAACGCCTCGCGTTCCTTCTCCTTCGTGGGCTGACCGCGTACCATATCGGTGATCGACACCTTGAGGCCGTCAATCGTGGTGAGCTCTTCCTGACCAGCCGCCGCCATCAGCTCCGGCATAACGTCTTCCTGAAGCGTCTTCAGGTGTTGCTTCGCCTGACGCAGAGCCTCTTCGGCCTCGTCAACCGCGATCTGGGCCGCGAGGATATCCCGCGCCACGCCCGCGATCTGGGCCAGAATGTTATCGGTCTTGAGGGGTGCTTGGGCAAGTTGTTCGTAACTGGCAGTCATAGTGGTGCTCCTTTTCTACAGTGAGAGATTATCCCCGCTTCGGGGCGTTGGCTACTTCGAAGACTTGGGCTTCAATAGGTGTATACACCTTCTGGCGACCGTTCCACTGAAGAAACCGAATGCGACCCTTGTTCACATCACATGCGACCGCCGCTGCGAGACCGCAGAGAACCGGGTTGCCGACCATCAAGAGGTAATCGTCATCACCGAAGTCCTCAAGAGCGTCCCAGAGGTCATTGATGATCGAGTCAGTTGCCCAAGGGGCAGCGGTGGGCGTGAGAAGAAACTTGAGGTCTCCGAATTTCTCAGCCGGGGTCAGATCGTAAACGGGCACATACGATCCGGTGGCCGTATCGTAACGCCTATGGTCTTGTACAACAAACACAGTCATCTGATCCACTCCTTCATTTTGTCCCCGAGAATCACGCTGGCAACTTCAAGTTTCTTGACGAGCGCCTCAATCGCGTTTTCGTCCCGGGTTCCCGCGCAAACCAGATCGGTGTAGTCAACATGGTCAACTTGGCCGATACGGTGATTGCGGTCTTCGCTCTGAAGCCGCATGCGCAGATTGTAGTTATTGTTGAAATAGATAGTGGACTTGGCTTCGTTCAAAGTCAAGCCCTCGCACATTGAGACGTTCGCCACGAAGTCCGTTGCGTCGCCCTTTTTGAAATCGTCCTTGGCCTTCTGAAGCTCGTTGGACGACCGGGTGCCGTCATACCGGACGGGCTTGCGACCCATCTTCTGAAGGGTCTCCATTATCATCTCAACGTCCCGGGTCCAAACAGCCCAAGTGATCGCCTTCCCGGGGGTGTCTTCGATCTTTTCCTGATAGGCGCGCAGGCGAGGGTTGCGGGCGCGGTCGATTAGCTCAACCGGCTCCTGCCCGGCCTCGACCGGGAGATAACCGCAAAGGACCTGCTGCATGCGGAGAAGACGGACGATTGCCAGAGGCGCGGCAATAAGCTCACCGCTCTCAAGGAACGTCATGAACTCCTCGTCAAGCTCCTTGTACATCCGCGCCTGCGTCGGTGTCATCTCGTAATACCGCTTGCTGTAGAGCTTCTCCGGCAAGTCTAGGACCTGATCCTTGGTGACGCGACTGCTGATAAGCTTCAGAGCTGTGTACAACTCCTCAAGATTATTGTAGCAGTCTAGGATCGGATATTCAATAGTCTTCAGCCGACCCTTCACCATCTGTTTCGTGAAACCAACGTCCCACACACCGAAATATGCTTTGAAGGCCGTGAAGCTGTCAATATCAAGCTCTCGCTGCCAGAAATCCGGGTCCAGGAATTTCACCTGACTGTAAATGTCAAACGGTCCATTCGGAACCGGCGTGCCGGACATGATGCGACGATAGGCCGCGTGCTTGCCCCCGGCGAGGATCGACATTGTGGACTTCGCAGATGGCGTTTTGACGCGATGGGACTCATCAAGGCCGCAGAACACCCGGCGCTTCTTCATCATCTGCCAAACGGCCTTCTTCCCCATATCCGTCTGCCACGCCTCGTAGCTGATCGCGAGAAGCGGGAAGCGGTTGGTGTTGAGAAGGTTGCGGACCTGCTCCTGACGGTATTTTACCCCCGGGGTGTCGGGGTGGTAGGCGTGAAGCTCCATACCCTCCAAAAGCTCCGGCGGAAGATGGGTTGGCAACTCATCGGTGATCCAGTTGCGGTGAACACCGTTCGGGGCCACAATAATGGCTCCTTGAATTTCCCCTTCAGTCCACAGGTGAGCGATGGTGTCAATATTGGGCTTCGTCTTGCCGCAACCCTGCTCCCAGAAAAGGGCGTAGTTTTCTGAAGACTTGTGCTCTTCAAAATGCTCTGCTTGGTGCTGGAAAGGCTTCGTGTAAGGGACGTACATTGGATGCTCCATTTCTTAACCGGAAGATAGCGAGCCCCGCTCCGGTAATCTAGCCCAGAGGCGTGGCGGCTCGTCTTAACGTTCTTAACTTAGCCGATCCGGTCACAGCGAAGTTAAGACGCTCAACCCCCCAGCCCCGTTGTCAAAATCTTAACTTTCTTATGTTTCTTAACTTAGAAATAGGGGTCTATGAAAATGAAGTTACACCGGCGAATATAAAACCACCTAAGAAAGTTAAGAAGCTAAGATTTCCCTGCCCTGGGCATCACTTATGCGTCTTAACTAGGGAACTGCTTTCTTAGGTTTTCGCAATTTCGAAGTTAAGACGGGAGCTGGCAGAAATCCGGCAACACGAGCCTCCTCAACCGAAGCGAAGCACCCGCGAGCCTTAACTAGGTCCCTCCAGGGGCTCTCCGGGCCGTGGTAATATTTCGACCCGGAAGCCGCCCAGACGGTTTGTTCAGACGTACATTCGGCCCAGTGAGCAGGCCGAACTACAAACCGGGGGCGATCCTCCCCGACATATGTGCCCAGAAGGAACGCGCTGATCACCGCTGTGATGAAGAGGATGATAAGCCAGACCTGTGACGGCAGACTGTACTTCCCGCGCTCGTCATCCGGGGTTAGATACAAGGCTACGCAACCGCCGACAAGGAGCAATCGACTGAAATTGGAGGTAGGGGTGCCAAGCCAATCAACGGGGGTGCCAGCTATATTCCAGCAGAGCGTAAAAATGCCCCCGTACACCACGGAGGCGGCAACAGCCGGGATGCCTACAGCCCCGAGATGGGCCATCCTGTGCTCAGGGCTTCGTTCCCCGCGCCACAACACGCCGTACCAGCCTTGAAAGTATTTGAAGATGATCGCAAGACCCACGAGAACGGCGAACACCGAAAGCGACACCGAAAGGATCGGGCCGGGGACATACCAGCCCAAAGACCAGTAAGCCGCGAGACCCAAACAGATGTTGATCAGGAATTGGTTTTTCGTCACTTTCATGGGGACTTGCTCCGGCGATTCAATTCCACAATCCCAGACATGGATTGTAGAACGCGATTTCCAGACTGGATAGCCTGTATAGTTTGGTTGAGCTCTTGCTGTAGCCGGTTCAGCTCTTTTTCCCGCTCCTCGCGTTCCTTTTGAGGGCGTCCCGGGCGCAAATATTTGGAGATGTTGATCATCGTGACCTCCGGTCGCCCTTGATGAGCTCAACCAAAGTCTCAACGCTGTTTTTGACTTCGGTAGCAAGCTCCACGACCCGCATGACGTCAGTGCGACGAGCTTCATGTAGGTCGTCTTTTGCTTTCTCAGCAGCTCTCCACTGCTTGACGACCCAGACCAGAGCGCCCATCAGACCGACGATGATGAAGAGGTCTAGCCGTCCCTTTTCAAGAAAGCCGGTCAATTCAGTCACAATACGCTCCCCGGGCTGCGTTGTTACCGCGCACTTCAAGTTGCGTTTGGTCCGTGTCTTTGCTGGAATAGGTTAGAGGCTTCCAAGCCTCGCAAGCGGCTGAAGCCGCCGCTTTGTCTGCTTCAATCCCGGCGGAACGGGTCGTCAGGGTCTGCTGGCACCCTACCATTGAGAACGTCATCACGAGCGTCGTTAGCGCGGTCAACCCGCTCGCCCTGAAGGGTCTTGAGCTCATTGATCAGGTTCCTTTCAATCTCGTGCTTCTCAGCCTGCCGGGCGAACCACGAAGCAAGGCTGAGAAGCATCTTGAGAACGGCGAGAGCCGTGCCAACGCTCACTTGACCGGCGGTTGCTCTTTGGTCAGACCCTTGAAGCCGTCTCGAACAACGTTGATCAACATCTTGACGACACCCAGCACGGTGAGGATCGTTGCGGCGAGGGTCGGGCTCAGAAACTGAATGTTGGAGCATTCAAGCTCGCCATTGGCCAGGGTTGTACAACCCATAGCCGAAAGGACGGCAGTAAGACCGGCGATGATGATCATCACCACATTGATGATGTTGTGGATAAGGTTCGTGTTCAACTTGTCTCTCCTCAGAGATTGGCAAACTGGAAATGCATCCAATCGTAATTTCGTGCGCGGCCCAAAGATAACGCGCCTTGCGCCTCAACGATAGCCCAAAAGGGCTCGTAAACAGGTTTCGCCAACTCTGCGCGGTCACGACCCCACCGAAGTTGATTCCGCTCCGGGTCCAGATCGTAGGCGATCCCATACCCATGCATGCTAATGGTTTCCCCGCCCCTCATCTTGCGGAGATTGTAGCAACCGCCGAAGAGGTCAAGCCCCAGCTCGCGACACTTGGTCTCTCCATAGTGTTTCGCTGTCTCAGCGAAGATGGTTGTGAAGGCGTCCGCCACGAGCTTGTGGCAGCTGAAGCTGGAGACCTTCTGGGCCTTGTTCCAAGCGATCCGAAATGGGAAGGGGAACTGCGCCTTGCCGGCTGTACAATCCGGGTTCCCGGCCTTTCCGAAGAAATTGGGGACGCCCTTCTGAGTGGGCCAGCGCGTGTTTTTCGGGGGAGCCTTGGAAGGAAGGTCAGGAGCCCGACCGGGGAGCACTTCCTGCTTGCCGGTCGTGATGAAGTGATCCCAAGCGTTGAACGCCTCCTGGGTGTTGTGCCCAGAGTAGCCGTCTACCTTTCCCGGCTCGTAACCGGCGGCTGTGAGGATGACCTGAGCCGCAGCCACGCGCTGACGAGCTTCCGACCACTTGAGAGCTTCCGGCTTATTGCGTTGAAGAACCTTTGACACGGCCTCCTTTGACTTGGGGCCGAAGTCCCCGTCAAGACCGCCGGCATAGTAACCGGCGGCTTTGAGGAGCCGCTGAATTGAGCGGTTGTCCATTGCTCTTCCTTTCAGGAAACGAACACCACAGCGTCAAGCGGCGGGTTGTCGAGCATGGCCTGAAGCATCGCCATATTCTTGACGATGTCGTTGGTCACCTTATTGCCGTGACCAGCCCAGTCTTCGTGAAGCTCGAAATCGACCGCCGCGACCTTGCCAGGCAGAGAGTTGAAAAAGAGGAAGGGCTGGCCGACCCCGGGGACGTTGATGAGGCCCTGAGCGGAAAGCACCAGAGTGTTGGTCGCCGTCAAGGTTCGAAGCGTGCCAACGGGAAATTCGCAGATCATCTTCATTTTGTCGTCTCCAGTCATGTTGTTGCCCTATAAACTTGGACGGAAATTTCAGCCGGGTCCACCGGTTGGCCGTCGCTTCCTGAAACAGTGATTTCCATGTAGCTCAGCTGACGATCGGTCACTGTAGCCTGACCGGAAGAAGGTGTAACCGTGTAGCTATAGCTGTAACTCAGGTCAGGCATTTCTTGAGAGAAGAAAACCCAAATTAACCCCGGACCCATCCAAAGGGCAAACGCAACCCCGGCGGCAACCCCCACTGTAAAAACTTCCTCGTCCACAACTTGTAGCAAAGCTACGGCAACAAGAGTGGGGACGGGCGGCGGTGGGGGAATTTCTGGAGTTTGAGGGGGCTGGTCGGTGTATCCATCGTCAGCCGGATTTCCGAGTGAGACGATTTTGACTGGACGGCCTTCTGCGTTCCACCAAGTTTGGCCGCGATAATCGCTTACTTGGTTCCAATCGGTTCCGTTCCAAACTCGCGCCATACCCTCTTGAGCGGCGGGAGGTTCTACAGTAACCGAGAAAGCGGGAAACAAAAATTCACCCTCGTTCATCGGGTCGGGATCGGCTTCAGAGCTTCCTACATATTCCCCGGTTTCGGGGAGAAAACTGTAAATCTTCAATTTCGGCCCCCTTAATATTTCATACAAGGCATGAGCGACATATTACGCGGTCTGTTATCCCCAGGTATGACAGCGATATCCACAGGTCCCCCTTGACCGTTGTCAACTACCAAGTTTCCGTTAATCCAAATATACCGGATAGACTGAACTGCTCCCTCACTTGAATCGCCATCGTCTCGCCCAGCTTGGATGTTGAAATATCCAGCATAAGCGGCCTGAGTAACGCCCAAGGCGCGCCCAGAGTCAACGCCTCTGGCGTCGTCCCAGAACCGGGGAAACTCGCCCCGAAGATCAGGTATGCGGAAAGTAGTGGTGGTGTTGCCGGTGGAGAATTTACCGCTATTAGCGGCCCAAGAAGCTTCTGCCACGATGCTCCCTGACGCCTGGGCATAAGCCCAAAGGTCTGGATACGAAGCCCTTGTCAAAGTAGCCCCATTGAGCTTGATCCATCCCGCCGGGGGAGTTGTCCCGACGAACATGGCGACCATTCCTACAAGATTGGATGCGCGCTTCAGCTCATTTCCGCCAAGGTTCAGTGGGCCTGACATAGCTTCCGTGCCGTCCTTTTTCAGACGGGCGGCGATAGCGTTGTTGACGGTTGTCGCAAAATTTGCGTCGTTGCCCAGAGCAGTCGCCAGCTCTTTCAAAGTATCGAGAGCAGCGGGAGAGCCGTTGACGATCAAGTCTGTTACCAGATTGGCGACTTGTTGGACGGAAAGGCGCTCCGTAGCTCCATTCAGAATTGCCGGGATTTCATAAGCGAGCGACGGCGATTGGACCGCCGGCAGCGCACTGATTTTGATTCCGTCAACCATGAGTTACGTCCTCGCTGCCCAACCCACCCAGATATCGATGTCGCCCTGGCCCCAGACGCCAATTTGATAGCGAGACAGAGGACGAACGCCCGCGCTGAATTCGGCTGCGCCGCTAATGTTACCGAGAATAGATTTCGCCCCGTTAGCCCACACATCGTTGATTGCCGTCAAGTAGCACTGAGGTCGTCGCGCCCAATTAAGGGTGATGGGGTCAAAATTGTTAACGTTAGACGGGGCTGTGTTGTCTTCGTACCCCGTTTGAAAATCCGGGTTTCCTTTCGATCCGCCGCGAGCGTCAACGACTTGACCGGAAGCCCGAAGGTCATGAGCGTTCGCCAGAGCGGTGATGGTCGCCACGTTCGTGGAGTTGGTCGTAACTCTGGCAACAAGCATATCGTCATAGACGCTATCGAACGTTTCAGCCGTCTCGGGAGCCGCTGATGGGTTGTATCCAGAGTTGCTCAAGTCCTTGAGAGAGAAGCCGCCGGAAGGAGACCAACGCAGATGGTATGTCTTGTTAGCTTGCGTGTTGAAATCCGTCTGGGCGGTCGTCACCAACGAGATGCCCCTGTGAAGAAAATCCAGACCTCCCGGCACTCGTACAATACCGGTAGCCGGGGAAATCACGTTGATGCGATAATCCTCAGTTTTGATTTCCGGGAAGATCGGAAGGCGAGCTGACGCCTGACTCATCAGAAGGTAATTTTCTGTTTCCCCGCCGCCGGTGGCGGTTTCAATCAAGGAGACAATAGCTTTTCGAAGTTGAGCGTAATCGGCGTCAGTCGCCGCCAAACCGGCATACGATATGACGTTTCCAACTTCCGATTCAAGGCGATGAAAAAGGCCATTGAACAAAAGCTGATCTGCCGGCCCGCAAGGGAAGCCGTTGATTTTCTCATCCGAAGTCGGAACGCGCCGACCGGCTTGACTAGCAAAGGGGGTGCTGAAATCAGCCATAATGGTCTCCGGGATTAACAATCATAGGGGTGAACATCCACTTCGCACATCCATGGAGCCCCTTCGGTACACAGCCAAGCCGCATGCTCTACTAAGGGGCCAGTGTATAGATAGCGTCCATTTTCGTCAAGTATTGGTACAGCATTTTCGGTGAACAAAGGTAGCCCTTCCGGGATCATGCCTTCACAGAAGCCGCCGTAGTCCTCGCAGAAACCGAAAATCTTTCCTGTGCGACGATACGCGTCAGTAGCTTGTGTGCGTTCAAGATCATCTTCGCAGAAACCTCCCCAGCCTTCCCCGAAACCGAACACCCTGGTTTCTCCAAAATGGAACATCAACCGAATGCCCAAAGCTATGGGGAGGACCCTTGGATAAAGTTGAAGTAGCCTGATCTCGCCATCTGTCAGATCGCGTCCCGGGGCCACTACAATTCTCCCCTGACCAGAGTAAAGGACGGTTGCTTGAGGTCCAAAAAATTCCCTCAAGCAAATCTCAAGGCTCGACAAGTCGTATTGACGCTCAGCTTGGAAGCGTCGAACCTTCAGAAAGGTCCTATAAATTTCATCGTCAACCAAGCAAATTTCTGACAAACCCGGCCCACAATCAGCCCAAGAGTAGTTTCCAGCGGACGGGTCGCAATCTCCCCCGAAGCCAGAAACTGGCCGGAGGGTGATGCCCTCTGGGCAGTCAAACCCGAAAGCAGGCTCTGTGTCGCAAACGCAATGGCACCGGGGCCAGCCAAGTCGCTTCCCAAGTAAGGTCAGCTGGTCCCCCACGGCAGAGTTTATGTCAAAATAGTCTGGAAGATCACAAACCTGGCGATGAACTCTCGCAGCAGCTTTGAGGTAGGTTCTCAACATATGAAGAAATTTAGGGCTTTCGCGATATCGCGTCAGAACCCTATCAATTCTAGTCTCAACCAATTCTTCTTCAGTCGGGCAGCTCATACCAAGAATACCTCAACGTCAAGATTTGCCATCTCGGTGAAGGAAATCTCAACCGGCACGTTTAGTTGAGGTTCAGCTCCATCGCGACCGGCGGCGAAGCTGACAAACTCAACCGTGTTGAACGATCCTTCGATAAGACTGCGAAGCTGGTAGGCGTTCACGTCAAGACCATTCTGCCGCTTTTCCTGCCAAAGAGCTTCAGCGGCAGCTTCGATTGCTACAAGCGATGGAGGCGGACACCCGTTTTTGTCACGATGGAGTTTGACGTTTACAATCGCCTTCACGTCAACCCAGGCAGGGCGAATAATGCTCATAGAGCGACAAAACCCGTTTACGTTGGTGCTAACCAAGGTGTTGCCGTAAGTACTAACCCCGGGGACCACGTAGGCCCTCACTGTGTTGGCAATATCTTCTTCGGACCCGCCTATAACAGCGACCGCCACAAATCCGCGTTCCAACTCTTGGTCAGTCGTCTCTCCTGAGTCATTGACAAAAACTTGAGCGTAAGTTACACCCGGCAAGCTTCTCAACGCCCCTGACAAATCTTGGATATCGATCCGAGCTTGGCCCTTATTTGTGATGGCCTGACGCATCTCCGTATCGTTCTTGGCTCCGCGTCGAATAAGGCGCAATGCAGCCAATGTCTCAAGTCTTGTAGATTCAGCTTGGTCGGGATCGTAAGACTGATACAAATCCAGATTGCGTTCATCGATTTCGGCAATGAGGTCAGCCATCAAACCATTCAGTTGGCCCAAGGGGCTGACCGAAGTCTGGACGAGACCGGGACCAAATTCAGTTGCCAAATCCGCTTCGATTTCGGCGAGGATAACCGAAAGGGGCTTTCTCACATAGCCTTGGGGCAGAACGCCATATTCGCTCATATGTTTGCTTCCTCATCGTATTCCGTCAGCACCGTGATGTTAGACGCCCCGAGCCCTCTGGTCGAGCGATCAAATCTAACGCTGAACGTTGTGATTTCCACAACTCCGTCCGTGTCTAAAATTTCGGCCTTCAGAACACTTTCTGCCAGCACAGGGTCGTATTGACCGCCCAGAATATCGCGGACCCAAGGCACACCTACATCCGCGTCAAGAAACCACTCCCCTTCATGGGCCATGAGTCGTTGCTCAACATGCTGAGCAACGGCTTCGGCGTCATGGACGAAAACAAGATTGCCGTTAGCGTCCATGTGGATATCCGCCGGAGCCGATCCCTCTCTCTTCAAGCTGAGACCCATTCGACTTAAAGTCATAGCTCCATGCTCCTCAGTTTGGACGCAATTTCGGTTGCTTCAGCAGCCATTGTATGCGAGTATTGTCCAGTGGAGGAGCCTGACGTTACCTTAGTTTCGTGTTGAGCTATGATTTCGGCTAATCGGGCGAGCATTTCAAAGAAATTGCCGGCGGCTCCCTGGAATTTGAACTTCCCATCCTCACTCATTTCTATTTTGAACGATCCATCAGCCGTTCTAATCTCCATGTTGGAAGAGTTGAAATTGGGAATAGGGTCTGTGAGAGCCTCCCCACCTTCCAAAAAAGCCTCCATGTCGCTTAGCGAGAAGCTCCGGGCGTCTTGGTTTGCCGTGTAGTCGCCTCCTGAGTGAAACTCGTCGCTGGATCGCATCTGGGGTCGAAGCGTGACCTTGTCCCCTGCTTTAACGGGGCTCGTGATAATAAAGCCTCCGGCGCGAGCGAACCTAACAGGCACCTCCAAGAGTTGGGGCATGTCAACCGGCTGACCGTTATGGCGAGGCTTGTAGCTTGGTTGAATGGTCGCGGTCTGGGTCGCCGGATCGAAACTGACTATCGTTCCCGGCATTTCGCCCCACATGGACTCACGTTCGGACTGAGCCTGAACTGCCACGTTCTCCCTTTGGGCGTTGGTCGTCTTTCCGCGTTTCCCCATGCTCATTTTGAAGCAGACCCTTCGTCAATCTTGCCGCCACTCATAGCTTCGCCGGTGATGCTCATCAAGAAATCGCCGTCCCGGTTATCGCCGCTAAAATCAATCTGGCTGATACGGTAGGTGTTGTCTTGAGCATTCATTTCCAGAACCTCGCTGCGAACTTCCACAAGTCTATTCGGGCGGGCTCCCGGGTTGAGCAAAGCTTTTACCTTCACCCCGTTATCGGTGATAGTCGGCGCTCCCACCATACCGGTTTCAGGGCTAATCAAAATCTTGCCCTCAAGATAGCCGTCGCCGGGTATGATTTCGAATGTCTCGTTTTGTATAGACCAATAAAAGTTGTTACCCCGTCCCAACGTGTCCAGCTCGCGAGTGCACGAACCGCACATGCTGTATGGACGCTTGAAAGTTTTCACGTCATCAGGGAATTTTGTCTCTCCCTTAGCGATACCTTGTTTTTCAAGCTCCTTGTACAATTCATCGACTACTTCTGGGACAGACGCCCCCTTGGGGATTGTCTTGCTGATGGTTGCCCGACGATACGCCAAATCACCATCACCGCAGCTTACGGTGGTGATAATATCCGGCCCTTCCCGGTCGTGCTGAAAATCTCTGATGCGACCCTTTGCGATGATACCGAGATTGCCGCCGCCCTCCGGGGGAACGTACCCGGCCTCAATTTGAACAGTTTCAAGCTCTCGCCCTACGGCGTTCCTGTGATCTTTATTAAGGTTGTACAACTTGATATTGAAGGTATTGGGCGATCCTGATATGCCTCGCGACACGTCAAAAATCACGCGCAGCTCCTGTTGCTCAACCGCATCGCTGGGGTTGACAACAAAACCGCCGGGGAACGTAACCCGGACCTTACGCAGCCACTGCCGCATCAATTTCCTCCTGGGTGGTATGATACAGCTTAACGATGCCCAAGGGCAGGTTCTCCCGCGTCGGTTCCGCCCCCGTCTCGGAAAAAGCAAACAGCACACCTATTCCGAGCCCAAAGGGGGCGAGAAGGTCCGTGCCGGTTACGATCCTCCGGCCTTGTATGACGGGGCCGTCATCAAGAGACAAATCAAATGACCAGCGGTTGGTGACACCGCTAAACCAAAGCAAGAAAGTGACGCGCCGACCGTTCAGAAGAAGAGAGAATTTTTGCTTGGGTTCGTCTACAATTCGAAATTCAATCATCAGAACATCCTCTTCAAGATGGACTGCGTTTTGGCCGGGGCGACCGTAGTTGTAGGATTGTCGCCAGTCTGAACGGTCGAAGCGGCTTTGTCTGCCGTCGCCGAGTTGGTGGCGGATTTCGCCGTTGGCTTAGAAGAGGTCGTGCTCTTCTTGCCCCCGGGCTTGCCCTTAGATTGCGCCTCGTTGCCGTCTGTAGTCGAGCCAGTGGAAACGATTAGAACCTGCCGGCAAACAACAGTAGCCCGGAGGATAGTGGAATTAGTCTTATCCCGCGTGGCGTCGATAGAAGCTATCAGCATGTCCTCATAGACGCTGAGGCCAGTTACCATGTAAAATGGCACCCGGCTTTCCTGAAAGCGCACCAGAGCGTTATAGGTCAAGGCGGCTTTGCTGTCAGCAATTTCCAAGACGACCTGCTTGGGCTTGATATACGCGTGGTCGTTGACTTCGGCTCCCGTTTCAATCGGGTTCGCCGTGATCTCGATTTCGGACGTGTGATCCTCGCTGAGGACACAATCAATCGGCATAGGTCCAATAGCACGGGAGAAGGCAATGACGCTCATCAGAATGAGGGCTCCGTTTCGATCTGCGACCGCTGCTGAGCAACGGCACCCTGAACGGCTCCTGCCGTCGCTTGCGCCGCCTGCTTGGGCGCGTCGGTGGCCTGTGTAACTGTCTGATTGACGGTCACGTTGTTCGTCTGCGGGAAGCTCCGGTTGTCGGCGCGGGCGTCAGTGATCGTCGCGTCAACGGCTGTGTCGGGGGCCATCTTCTGGATGTTGTCGTTGGCGTTCTTCAACATCTGCTCCCATTCCTGACGTTGAAGCTCCATCTTGGCGTCCCAAGCATCCTGATCAAACTTGATCGGGGTTTCCGGTCCAGCTGGGGGTGCTTCGCCGGTCCCGGTAACGGGAGCCCCGGGGACCACCTTTGGATCGGTAGGACCGAAACCGAGATTTTGAACCCATTCGGGAAGCTGAAAGAGGCCCAGGAACCAATCCTTGATCGCTGCGCCGACCGACTGAAGACCGGCGAGCAGATCATTACCTAGCCGGGTGCCTTCGGCTATCAGGTCGATATTGAAAGCGCCCTTGACGTATTCGTTGATGCGATTGCCGACCCCTGCCCAGAAGCCGTAAACCCAATCAGCCCATGCGAGGAAGCCCGCCTGAATGCCGCCCGTGATAACGCGGCTCACCGCGTCCCAGTCAACGCTCTGAACAGTCTGCTTCCACATACCGAGAAGCGAGACAGAGCCGACAACCAGACCAACGATCCCGTCAACGAGAAGCTGACCGGCTTGCCGCCCTAAATCGCCCCAGTTGATGTTGGAGAGCCAATTTCTAAATGCCCCGGCGGCTTCCATCAGGATAGACGGAAGACGAGAGCACCAGTCTATGAAGTCGCCGATGACGCTCTCACCGCCTTGGAAATAGGCAATGAGGTCGTCAACCGCGAGACCGATAGCGACGAACGCTGATAGGATCGGGAAGGCCCACACCAAAAGAGCCCCGAGCGCGACACCCAAGGAGACAAGAACCGGCTTCAGGCTTTCGAAATTATCGATCAACCATCCGGTTATGGACGCGACCCGCTCACCCACAGCCCAGAACATATCCGCGAACCATGTAAGGGTCTTGCTCAGAGCAGCAGCCCACTGGTCGAGCTTCCCGCTTTTGTCCAACAAGTCAATTGTATCGATCAAGCCTTTGAGCTTGTTGTTGACACTTTCGAAGAACCCGGATTCACCGATGCGGCGCTGAAAATCAATCCAGCTGTCGCCGATGTTGGACGTCATGCCCTTGAAAGTCTTGGATTGGCGATCCATCGCGCCGTTGAACCGGTCTCCCATGGTCTCAAGGAGGAATGACCGGATTTCGGTTGCGTTCTTCTTTACAGTCTTGCTGAGCTCTTTGCCGTTCTTCGTCCAGTTGAAGGTGACGCTGTCGCCTTCCTGCTTGGCCTTGATACCAAATTCCTTCAGACGCTCAAACTCGCCGGTGGAGGCGTCGGCAAACATCTCAACGGCCTGATCGAGACCCTTGCCCATAGCCGAAGCTGTGTCCCCGAGAATGCGCAGCGTGTCGTTGGCAATCGGGTCGATGCCGTAAGCCTTGAGCTTGACGAACGCCTCAGTTACTTGGGCAACGTCATAGGGGGTCTTCTTGCCGAAGTCGGCAATCCAGTCGAGCGCCGCCCGCGCCTTATCGGCGCTTCCCTCAATCGTCTCCAGGGTCGCTTGATAAGTCTCAAATTGGGCTGAGGTCTCGATGACCGACTTGCCAAGGAACGTGAACGCAGCCGCCGAAGCGGCAGCTGCGATCTTTATACCTGTGCCGATAGCCGCGCCGACCTTTTCAGCGGTCTTCTCAACGCGCTTGAGCGTGTTCTCATAGCGCTTCGCAGCGTCCTCGCCGGTCAACTCAAAGCCCAGGAGGGCGATCAACTCATCAGCGATTGCCATGTTTTTCGCGGGCCTTTCTCACCTTCTCTGCTTCAGCCGCCTTCAGATCAAGCATCTCATGGGCGTCCAGAACATCAGCGATGGTGACCCACTCTCTAAGGTCACGAAGCGTATAAAGTTGAGGCTCAGATAGCACCGGCCTCATCAACCAAAAATTGAGGTTAGGGGCGACCGCCCTAACCTCTTCCGGGGTCAGCCCCTCACCATCTTCTGAAGGTCGCCAGCTCCCGGCACGTCTGAGAAAAAATCCCCCAGCACCTCTTTCAGAACGAAGGCGAGAAGCGGGAAAAGGTCTTTCTTGTGGCTCCGGTCTGTGAAGTCCTGATCCACGTCAACAGTACCCCATTGACCGCTCTTGGATTGGATTTCAGCGTAAGCCGCGATCCTGGCGATCAATTCAACCACGCCGTCCGGGTCGCACTTGGAGAAAATGTCTGCCAGAGCGCCTACCAAGGCCGCGTCTGATGCGGCCTTGGCTTCGGGGTCCTCCTTCCCCTTTGTTCCCATACCAGCCATAATGGTAGGAAGGCGATCAACGCCACCACCGATCACCTTCAGGAGACTAACCTGAAGCCTGATTGCTTCCGTGGCAAGAACGTCCTTAACCCGGAACAATCTGCCGTTGATCTTCTTCTCTGCCATTTCAGCTCCTCACGTTACGGGGTCGTGACGTTCGGCGTCCAATCGCCGGTAACGACAACCCACTCACGCACCGTTGCGTTGGTGCCCTTTGTGTCGTCAGGAGCGGTGCGCACAAAGCAATCCGTACCGGTGCCGCCTTCGTTGTTCCCGTTGTCGATGATATCGAACGGGAAGCCCCGGAGGATGCCGGCACGCTGCGCCCTCCACTTCTCCAACAGCTGACGGTGGGTCGGGCTGTTGGGCTTGAGGCGCAGCGTGATGGTTGCCGACCGGTCAGCCGATTGACTGAACAGGGGCGTGCCATCCGCTCCAATGAGCATAGTACCGACATCAGCGCCCGGAGACACCTGAATTGCGTTGTCGCCGTCCATAAGCCCAATGACGCGACGACCGTCAAGTGTCGCCACCACATTGAGCATCGAATATGCGATGGTGGTCATGTTTGAGGCTCCTTAGAAAGTCATCGTGTAGTTGATGGTGGTGTAGTGGACGGCACCGGCGTACCGGAACCGGACGGTGATGGCCGGGGCGATACGAGCCTTGCGCTGGCTCTCCGGTACGTCGAAGACGGACGGCACGGTGATCTCAACGGCGGGCTCGTATTCACCCGTAGTGGGGTTCAAGTCCTTGGCAACGATCCCGGCACGAACGGCCTGAGCCATGATAGCCCGGGGGACGGACGCGAGCTGCTGCATGCCCTGATCGGTGTAGGGAATGCGAGCGTTGTTGAGGAACAAGGCCAGAGCCTCTTCCTCAGTGCGCGCAACGATCCAGTCCGTCGCGTGAACCTCGTCCACGAAAACGTTCTGGGTGAGCATCGAACCCTCAACCAGGAAATTCTGGTCGCCGATATCGACATAAGTGTTGGCACAATGACCGGAGCTTTCGCTTTGGCCGATCCCTTCGATGAAGGCCGTCACGGCGGTAACAGCGGCAGAACCGATGTTCACGTTGTTGATGCCGGGGGCCTTCTTGAACTTCAGGGTGTAGGCGCTGTCAGCATCGTCAAAGACGCGGGTGGCCATGTAAGCGGCCATCGACCCGGCCAGATAGGCGTCGGGGTCGGTATGGTAGAACACGGCTGTGCGCTCCACCGTACCCTTGTGACGAGCCGCAATGTTGGTCGTGTCAGACGGGTCCTGGAGCTTGACATCATTGCTATCGATCATAGCAATCTTCTGCTGAGCTTCGATCCAGTCAACAAGGCCGTCCAGATACGGCTGATCGCGCATGGGCTTGTCCACAAGAGCCATATACCAGCTCTGGTCATAATCAAGGATCGCATCCAGAGAAGCGATGAAGTTGGCCTTCTTCGCTGCGTCGTCAGCACCGGTAGGCGTGGCGGCGAAACCCACCTTAATACGAGCAGGGCGCGGGTTCTGTGAGAAGGCCGCGAGTGCCGCCGCATAGACGGTCGTGTTGGAAGGGTAATCCGTCTTTACTTCCTCAAGGGAAGCATAGAGCTTGGTGCGGTGCGTCGCATCCACGACCCCGGCGACGGCGGTGTGGGTGAGGATAAGCTGCGTGCCGAAACCACGTCGCGTCGGGAAGTTGTCGTTGCGCGACAATTTCACGTCTACAACACGGCTATATGGAAGCTTTGCCATGTTCAGGCCCTTTCTCCTGTGAGATTGAAGTCGTACTCCTCAATGACATCGATGACGAAGCCATCACTGGACTTGCCGCGCACGACTATGTTCACCTGAGTCCGGGGCTCCCAATCTTCACCCACGAGCTCAGGAATACTATTTGCGGCACTGACCTCATGAATAATGAGATCGGGCCGCAGGGGCTCCTGGAGTTGGGTCAAGTGAACCGCCGACTGAAGGCGACGCACAAGGTTCTCTCCTTGGGCACCGTAAAGAAACAACAAAAACGTCCATTCAATCTCGAAAACTGGGGTGGCCATAACTTCGTCCGTGCCAGTGTATTCGATATCGTCAACGTTATCGTGAATATTGCGCCAATTCGCTAGATCGGTCATTCCGTAAGGCTTGTTTGGACGGTCAGCCTGCTGACGATCCTTGATCATGGTGACGCCAAGAAGGTCAACCAACCACTCGTTTAAGCGGGTATGGACCTCATTGTTGATCAACCTTCGACCCTCTTCATTGCGAATTTACAAAACCCGTCTGCCGGGCGAGGCCATACGTGGACAACCCGGAATGTCTCGCCACCATAAACGACTTCCCACTTGACGGCAACCATGGTTCTTGACCAACCAACCATTGAAACCTCAGACCGGAGCCCCTCCGGGAGGTCCTGGAGCATACGCCCAGAGGAGGGCTGAACAGCGGCCATGCCGGGAACGGGCGCGGGAGCAGCGCCTAGCACCGCGTCACCGCCCTTCGTGTAGGTCGCTCCAGCCGGGGGCTTGAAAGTGACCGGTACGGCTTCGTCATCAATCGCTTCAGCTACGTCCATCAGCGTTTCACCTGCCAAGTTACCTTGCTTCGCATTTCCCCGGTATCAATCAGCGGGTTGTCGGAGCCCTTCTGCTTGATCGTGCTAGGCGCGTTCGGGGGATCGCGCAGATTGGTGATCTCCTCTTGTATATCCCCTTGGGCTAGGATGCCCAGCTGTCTCATCGCTGTATCCAGCGTCATCTCCCCGCGCAGGATTTTCGCGCCGGAGGATTTGAGGAACCGGAGATACTCGCCCCGGTTCTTGCGAATAGCGTTCAGAAGGAAGGGGCGAGGCGGAATGCCCCGGGAGGTGCCATAATGGTTCCAGATAGCGCGGTCAACGACTGCGCTGGACACCTTCCCGGCGGGGAAGCCGACCTTCACTTGACGCGGGCCAGATATCGTCTTGGGGATTTCTATATTGCGCTTGCGGCGGATCGTAACCGATACCACATCACACCAGCCCGATGGCGGGCACGTTCAGCTTCATGAGCTGTGCGAACCTTCGACCATACACGGTGAGGCTCAGGGAGGAAAGCAAGCCGGAGCCGGTCGCGCCTGCCGTTTGAGCGTATTGTGTGGTAACGTCACCGACCTTGCGCATAAGCACCTCCCGCCCAGCGGACGGCGGAACCGGGGCACCTTCAACGCGCTTCGGCCAGCCCTCCATCGAAAGGAGGTGGGCCGTGAAGGCCATGATTGCCGGCTTCTGGTCGGTCTCAACCCACTCGTCATCGACCATGGGCGAAGCTTCCGCAATCACCATAGTCACAAGCGCATCCGATACCCCGGAAAACTCGGGGTATCGGGCCTTGACTTCTGACGCCGTGGGAATATGGACCATCAGGCCGTCTGTTCCTTCTTGTCGGCGATCATCTTCTTGAGCTTTTCCGTGCCGGTGTTGGCATTCGGATTCAGGCCCAAATCGCGAGCTTCCTTGAGGAGGGTTTCGCGTTCGTTGGTCTTGGAAACGGCTTCCTGTTCAGCGATGGCATCGGCGAGGTCTTCGTCAGACGTGTCGGTGTCGAAGCTGACGCCGAGTTCAAGCGCCTTGGCTTCCAGCACCTGGCGATCCGTCTGACCGTCCTTGGCGGCTTTCACGTCCACCTTGCCGTCAACGGAGATGACGCCAGCCTTGAGCCACTGCTTGGCCGCGCCGCCCTTGCTCCACTGTTCGAACTTCTTGTCGTCAATGGTAACAGCGTGGTCTGCGCCGGGGCGGATATCGACACCGGCTACATTGAGCAGGCCGTCATGATGATTGGTAACTTTCACTTTATCCTCCATCGAAGGGTTTGGTTTCTTCTGCTGCCTCAGCCCCGGCTTTGGGGGCCGGGGCTTTCAGCCTGGTCAGCTGAGAACGGCGGCTCAGATGCCGTCGCTGTAGCGCACTTCCTTGGGCAGACGAATGTCCAGGGGACCCAGACGGAAGATGCCAGGGACCTTGTAGGTCAGGCCGACAACCTGAACGGGCAGGAAGCGGTGACGCATTGGAATATGCATCTTGAGGACTTCGGGGCTGTTGCGGTAGGCAACCATGCGGGCCGTATTGCCGGCACCGGCGGTGTTGAGACCACGCATGCCGCGAATGCGGAGCTGCTGACCGGTTTCAGCCGTGAAGACGTTCGCCCGCTGGAGAAATTCCAGAATGGTGAGCGTTCCGTTGCCGTCGCCGAGACGCTTGGAAGCGATATACTGGAGCTTCAGGGAAGGCAGCAGGAGGGTGTCAGCCATAGCAATCTCGTTGGTGGCCGTGTAGACCCCGCTGAGAAGCTCGTTGACATCCGCCAAAATCTGGTCTTCCGTGGCCGTTGCCCAAGCACCGGTCGAAGCGGCGATTGCCGTGACAGATGCGTTGTTGAACAGACCCTTCCAGCCCTTTTCGGTGTCGCCGCTGAAGGCGATATTGTCCACGGTGCGTTCGTAAATCATACGAGCAGCCGCCGCCTTTTCGCCGGACAGGTTCATGCCGAGCATGAGAGCCTGATTGACCTCTTCAAGGCCATAATCGTAGCCGATGCCGGCCATCTGGATCGCGGTCTCATCCTGCGCCAGCTGAGTGCCGACAACCGGGATATCGCTTGCGCGGTCGGCAATCCAGTCAGCCTTGCCGGTGACGTTCATGCTGTAGTACGTGACCGTTTTGATCCACTCCGGCGCGGAGTAATCAACCGGGATCAGGCCCGGGTAACGGATCGCCGGGAAGCGGGTGCGGTAAACACCGGCTTCCACATAGGCGGTCTGCGATTCAACAAACCCAAGGTTTGCCTGCATCGCATCGCCGATCTGAAGCTGATTCTGCTGGAACATGTGCTGCGCTCCTTACTGCGGCAGGTTGATGCGGATGCGGGCAAGCCCGTTCGCTGCGGCACCGGTGTCGAACACCGCCCCGGCGACCGCGATGACGCCAGCGGCGACGGCCTTGGTGCCGAAGAGGCCGGTGGCCACGGTGAGGGTGACATCGTCGCCTTCGACCACGGTGCTGTCCACCTTGACCCAGATTGGGCCCTTGGTGATGATAGCCGCCGTGTCATTGGCCGGATAAACATCCGGGGACGAAGCGCGAGCGCCGGTGGCCTGCGAGCGGACGGTGATGCCGTCAACCCGGTCAACCGCAGCCTTCACAGAGTGCTGCTTGGCGCCCTTCTGGACCGCCTTGCCGAAACCGATTTCGGCGTCAACGGTGCGCGAAAGGATAGTGGCGGGCGACGTGTCCGCAACCTGACCTTCCTGCGCAACTTCGGGGTCGGTGTTGTAGTTTTCGATATACGGCATGTCACGAACCCTCAGTTGGCGGACTGGCGATCAACGCCGGTCTGGTCGAAATGAAGAAGCTCATCGAACGCCTGCTGACGAGCCCGCTGGGCGTCGTTCATCTGAGCGTGATGGGCGACCGGCGACGGACGGGTGTCACCCATCCGGGCCTGCCGGAAGGTGTCCTGCGTCTGGGATGCCTCGTCGGCGAGAATGTCGAAGCGGGCGTCAATATACGCCTGATCAGAGACGCGCTCAGCCGGGAGCTTGTCACCGAGCTTGGCCTTGACGACTGCCGCCTTGAGGGCTGCGTCAGAGAGACCGGCGGGCTTCACGTCCTGCGCGATCTTTGCCGCTGTCGCTTCCAGGGCAACGCGGTCAGCCACCAACTTGCCCAGAGCGTCGGGCGTGAGGACCTTGGAGGTGGCATCGTCAAGCTTCGCCTGAAGAGCGGAAATCGCCGCATCCTTTGCCTCCAGGTCCTTCTTGTTCTTGCCGTCCTTTTCGTTCATCTGGTCTTCGATCCGCTTGCGGTCGGCCAGAAGCTTTTCGATGGCCTGGGCACCCTGGTCCGTGGTTTCCACGGACAGCCCATCCACCATCACATTGCGCGTACCCATGGGTTTCTCCTTATCGTGCGCGATGATCGGGGCTGTGCCCCAGTGAGACGCATCGTCACCAATGCGTACATCCTTGCCGGCCCGACCCCGCTGAACAATCGCGACGTGGTTGGCTCGAATTTTGGTCTGCTTGGCCTGATAGGGCTTTCCATCCGGCGTGACACCGTCTTCCCATACCAAGTCGCAGGTGTAACCGGCGCTCAGCTCGCGCTTCCCGCTCTCCACCTTCTGGATTGATGCGCCGTCCGCCACCATGAGGCCGACACGCAGAAACTCGCCGTCTCGCCTGATCTCACCATCGGTCTGACCCCGGGCCAAGTCCTTCCAGTTGTCGGAAGTGACGGCGACTGAGGGGTGATCATCGGTGACGGGGCGGTGAGCAAACGAAGCCATTGCGGCGTCGTTGAAAACTTCTTCTTCAGGGCGATAGACGTCAACAACCTTCAGATCGGGACGCCCTAGCTCGCTGCCAAGGTACTGCTGAATGCCGGTGCGTGCGACCCGTGCGTCAGCGACAAGGTATCCATCCTCACGGCGGCGGGTGCCTACAATCGCAACTGAGTCCGTAAACTGCATCAGCTCCTCAGCCCCCTTCTCTGGAGGTAATCCAAAACACGTTTCGTTCCTTGAGAGGTAACGGCGGCAACGTCTTGGGCTCCTGTTTTAGCGACAAACTGAACAGCCGTCAAGACCGTTGAAGGCTTCTTGACAGCCTCAACAATTGCTGTTCTGCGTTCTGCGCACCTACAAGCCATCAAAACCTCACTATACCTTGAGCGATACAACGGCACTGGATTGGTTGCCCAGGGGGCAGTCCGTCCTCCGCTCCGGTCGGCTCACCATACTTGTACTGCTTGCCTTCAAGATCACGGTGACGGGGGCGAACGCGCTCATCAGCGCTGGTCCTCCAGATGTATTCATCAATCCCGGCCTGCTCATGACGAATGCGGTTTAGATCGGCTGTGAGCTTCCCGGTCTGGTCTCGGGCAATGAGACGGGCGCGGCTATCGCCGATGTCAAGCTGCTTCTTGAGGCGCTTCTGAAGCTCAGCAACAGATTCACCGTTGATGAGGGCGTTGGTTGTCTCCGTCGCAACACGCTTCAGGATATCTTCGGCCATGCCCCGGATAAGGGAGGCATTGCGAAGCGCCGCCGCTTCAAGATAGGCGTCAAGGTCCTCTTCGGCGACAACGCTGCTCAAGTCTACACTGAAGGCTCGCCGCGCCGCCCCCATCCAAGCCTTGGTATGGCGACGACCTTCCAGCTTCAGGAGCTGACTGACCTGTTGCGAAGCGCGACGGATCATAGCGCCGACAAGCAGACGAAGAGCGTTGAAGCTATCCTCATCCGCGTCGGTCACGAGCCGCGTCTTGTACTTCGGGATGATGATTTCCCGGAGCCCTTGGGCGATGGTCTGTTCAACCTCGCGTAGCTGGGCCAAGTAGCTCTTCTCAAAGCCCAAAGGGGCGACGATGACGGGTGCGAGCGCCGTTGTCCCGGGGCGGCGACCCCGGACCATGTTGGCCAGTCGGTAGGACTGAGGCGTTACGGCGTCACATGCGAACATTACTTGTGCCTTGGTCGGGGATCGGGCTTATGGGTCCAGTGGATATTCATAGGGTTGAAGGCGTCGGAAGGGAAAGGCTTTTCAGCTGGGGCCGATGAGGAGCGGCGCTTTGCCAACTCCCTGACGATGACCTCCGGGGCATTTTCCAGGTTGGCCTCGTCAATCGGCCTCTTACGCATCACCGCCATCGCTCACAACCTTCTCGCGCCAATCACCGGTCTCGATTTCCTCATAAATCTCAGGACCCAAGATGATCTTGCCCTGCCAAGGCTTGACGTTCACCAGATCAAGTTCACCGCCGCGCAGGCTGATCGATATGTGCGGCTGGTAATCGGGGTAATCGCTTGTGCCGCCGATGTCCTTAGCGTAGCCGTGACGCCACTGAAGCTCGTTGGAGGCGAAGAGGAGCACCAGAACGTCGCCCGCGTCACCAAACTTCTCGCTGATACGCGGTCCGCCCTCCGGGATTTCCAGCTGGGCGTCCCAAGGCTGACCCATCTTCATCCAGTCGATAGGCGTCTTGCTGTAGATGATGGTGACGTGCATGCTTTCCGGGGCGTAAACGTCACTGACGCCCTGATCCTTGTACCACTTGATGATCTCATCTGCGTTGACGACATCACGGCGCATGTAAAGGGTGCGCGGGGCTGCGTCACCGACCGGTATCTTGGGCTGCGGGTTCTCAAGATTGTTGACTGCGGCTTCCTTCGACCGCATTTCAAGGTCGAATTCAGGCAACTTGTCGCCGTTCTCCTTGAGAAGGTCGCCAAGGCCGGGGTAAACCCCATCTTCCACCAGCTGATTGCCGACGCTCGTGCGCATTTCTTCAGCAGCGAAGAGACCCAGGCTGTTGACGATGTTGGCGGTTTCGGCCTTGAGCTTCCCGATTTCAGCCCGCTCCTTCTCACTCATCTGCTCCAGAGGAGACCAAGTGTAGAAAATTTCATCGGGGCGCGATCCTAGCGCCGACCGGATGAGAGCTTCATCGAGCTTGTACATCGCTGGCTGGATTTCCAGCGTCTGAATGGACGTGACCCGGTCATAATAGTTCTTCATGTCGTGTTCCCCGGTCGAATTGAGACCGGAGGGGGATTGCCCAACAAGGCGCGTCAACGGGATATCCGAAGCGCCTGAAACGAGAATCAAGAACTGCTGGAGAACGTCCGGGAGAGCCGCGAAGTTGATCTGCTTGCGGTCGTATTCCTCATCAGCATCCGTGATGAGGGCCTTGCTGACGGACTTGCCGATGTTGGCGAGTGAGAAGCGGTCGAGGAGCTTCTGTCGGTAGGGAGCGGCTGAGAGCTGCTCCATCAGGTCCTGAATCTTGAAGACGTCAACGTTGGCTTCGAAGACAAGACTTGCGATGTTTGCTGCTGTGCTGTCAGTGTTGGCAATCGCCGTGTAGATGGACTGAAGCACGCTATCGCCCCAGCCGGTCGCGGTCACGTTGCCAATCGGGTTCCACGGATCGGGGAGCGGGTCGCCGACCTGAACAACCAAGCGCGAGGGGTGAATGGTCGTGAAGTCCCGGGCGTTGCTGATCGTGTAATCGACCGGCATGCCGTAATGCTCCAGGGTCGGGTCAATCTCCAGCTCACCGGCGATCATCTCCCGGCGGCTCATCACGGTGAGATACTTGATCCCGCCCTTCTTGATGCCCTCAAAATCAAACTCCTTGGACGCATCACCCCCGTCACCGATGTAGATAGCTGCGCCGCCCCAGAGGCGGGCGAGGGTCTTACACTGAAGGATTTTCTGCTTGAGGCCCAAGCGGCGCTCTTCAGCCTCGATCAGAGTGATCTGCGACTGATCGGCCTGCCAGTCTCTCCACTTGCGAACGGCGTCCAGAGCCGGGATATTGACAATCTTCTTCGCCAACCACGTGTTGCGGTAGGCATTGTGAAGCTGAACGTCACTGAGGATCAAGTTTCCGTAAAACACCGCCGCCGACTTATCGACAGTCGGATCACCCATGCCGGTGATGAGTGAACGGAGGCTGTCAGCAGTCGGAAGGGTTGTCATGCGGTCATCCCACGTTGTCGAGCGAATAGCGGCTGGAGACAGGCCAATAGGCCATCACAACCGCGTCTGCCATATTCGGGGATCGCGTCCCCTCCGGTGTCTTGTTCACCATCAACTTTAACCGACCCGGGCTCAAAGAGGAAGTAGCTTGGCTGAGCTCTTTGATGAGCTGTGCCAATTCTTCAGTCGTGAAGCTTGCGCTGTCAATGCTGATCAGCTCGTCTGTATCGATATCCACGCCTTCGGTCAAGGCGCGGTAGGTCTTCCAGAACCGGGCGCGCAGCTCCCACCAAGCTTGGGCCTTGATGTTGAGATAATGGTCCTTGATGAGGGGAGAGCCCTTGTCGCCCCTGATCAGGCGCTTCTCCGGGAAGAGGGGAGGCAGGCCCGCGTTCCAAGCCTCAACCTTCAGGCCGGTCGGCCACTGAATCTTGCTGGTGTTGGTCTCGCCGCTCTCGTCTAGCCCCCGGAGGCGGTTGAACTCAGCCTTACAACCCGCACCTACACCGATACAGTCATACATCAGCGAGGTGTCGTGAGGGCGCTTGAGATATTGGATCGCACGGCGAGCCGTCACGCCGGTATCGACCTGACCCCAGACCTTGACGCCTTTCAAGACGACGCCCTTGCGCTGTGCCAAGGCGTTCCGGTCCCCGCCTCCGTCCGCCACGTCTAGGCCCGCCATCCACTTCCCATCGTCCGTGAACTGGAGCTTGATGTGAGCGTCAACCGCAGCGCGCACCCAATCATTCGGGATGATGATGCCTTCAACGGAGGCGTTATAGTCGCGGTCCACCTCTTGGGCGAAGATGTGAAGCAGGCCCTCATCCTCTGCCTTCTTGCGGCGTTCCTCGTACCATTCGATGGTCTTGGCCGGATGATGGCGCCAATCGAAGATGAAGATATTGGCCTTGCCCTTGACGACTGGTGCGCCGACCTCCCACTCAACCCCAGCTTCCCGGCGGCGGTGGAACACATTGCCGGTGCCGTTGACTGAGCTGATGTCGATCTGGACGCGGGTGTTGTCGCCCAAAGCAGCCTCAATCAAGTCGGGGCGCTCATAGTGGGCGCTCTCGTCCTTGAAGTAAATGCGCTTGCGACCGCCACGACCAATGCTGTCGCCCGCCTCGCCGGTGATGCTCGCCCCGTTCGCCGGGTTGAGCACCCTCATATAGGTCATGTGGTCCTTGAAGCTGAACCCCGGGGGGAGAAATTCCGGGGGCAGACCCCGGATGACAGCCCTGATCTTCTCAAAGATGCTGTCCATGTCCCCGATCTTATCAACAAGCTGCTCCTTTCGGGAGCCCCAGCCGATTGACATGCCATCATAGAACAACCACAGGTGGACGGATACAGCGACCGATAGCCAAGTTGCGCCCGCGTCACGGCACTTCTCAATCAGGCCGTCCGCTTCGCCCTCAAGACAGGCGTAAATGAACTGCGTAAGATCGGCCTGACGGGGGAACATGATGAAGGGCATGCGGGTGATCTTCCCCGGCACGCCCGCGTTACGTGGATCGTAGGTGTCAACCCAGTCGTTGATGAACTCAACTGGGTGATCCTTGTAGTAAATCTTGGCGGCTTGAAGCATAGCCGGGTTGGACCGGAACAACAGCAGCTGTTTCTGGCGCCAAGCGAACAACTTGACGTAGTTCGGGGGCCAAGCGGTCGTCGCTGATAGGTCCTTGACGTGAGCGTTCATATCATACCCATCTCTTCAAGAAATCCGTCGAGCCCTTCCGGTTTCTCTCCAGAAACTAGCGGACCCTTGATGAATTGGTCCCAATGCTCAGATAACCGATATTCGCAAACCCTCAAAGCCCTTTTCATCGGAACTATCTTGAGCTCGTCTTGAGTCCTAGCGATCCGGCGCTGCCAACTCCTGATTTCTTTCCAAAACTGTCTGTGTTCTAATTTCACATGAGCCGGCAATGCTCGAAAACACTTGCCGCAAATCATTTCTCCAGGAAAATCTTCAGCCTTCCCCGTACAACGACAACTTGGGTTAATACAAGGAGTGCGAGCCCCTGTCACTGCCCGTCTGCCTTCTTGGTGATAAGCCTCCGCAGCCTAGCAATCTCGCGCTCCATACCGTCGATGAAGGCTACAGCGTCGTGAACCTTCGTCCCCTCGCTGACGGCGCGGCAAAGTCCGCCTTGGGCTAAAGCCCCGGGGACCGGCGGAACGGAGTAGACTGCGAGAATGAGGACCTTGACGCCTTCCTTCTCTGCCAGCGCTAGGCTGGCGTTGATTTCGTTCTCAAGGTTCTGTTCAAAGCTCATTTGTTCCCGTCCCGGGTCTGCGCGTAAAGGTCTGCCGCCTCTTCAGGCGACATGTCGGTGTTGATAGCCTGGATCGGCCCGCCGCCGGGGCCGCTGATTTCCGACTTGTCGGCTAGGCCGAGATCGCGGCTGATGATGTTGGCGTTCAGGAGACCTGCTGCTGCGGCAACAAACTTTTGATCCCGGATAGTTTGTTCAGCCCATTCTATGACAGACAACAAGTCAGGTCTTGGGTTGATCGATCCCGGAGTGCGCCACTCACGCCATGTGGTGGCCGCGATATCGATGAACAGGCACAAGCCGCCTATCGTGAAAGCCCGGGTCTTCGGAACACTCTCCAGCCAACTGGAACCCTCGTATGAGAACGGCTTAGCCTCCATCAAGGGGTTCTCTTCACACCAAGTGAAGTAGTCCTCGCAGGCTTCCCGAAGCTTTTGAGCCCCTTCCTCACCCACCGGGAAAGTCGGGTGAACCCCATGCCGGCTTCGCTGCTTCCAAAACTGATTTCCAATACCGAATTTACTGCTCAATGTCGCCTCCACGCGTGTGAGCCCAATATATGCCCAAAGCAGGGGCGCGGCAACGGCGTCTTAACTTTCTTAACTTAGCACTTCGTGTCACTTCGAAGTTAAGACGCAAAATTGCCAGCAGGGCTGTCACTATCTTAACTTTCTTATGTTTCTTAACTTTAAAATAGGGGTATATGAAAACTAGTATACACGGGGGAATATAAATCTACCTAAGAAAGTTAAGAAGTTAAGATATCCCCAGCCCCTCTGGGCATCTCATCGCTTAACTTAAATTCACCGTCTTATGTTAAGTTAAGCGATTCACACTTTTTAAGTTAAGAAGATCCAACAAGAAAATCGGGGACCTTTTTCGAAGACCCCCGATCCACACCCCGAAAATCACGTGAAATCGCTTAGCGAGCGACACGTCAAGATTCATTTTCTTAACTTCGCGAGCAGTTCCCTAAGATCAATTTTGAGGGCTTCGATAACGCCCTCCTGCGCAATTTGAAATCTCCAACAAGCTGAAGCCATGGTGTTGAAAACCAATTTATAGGTCTCTTTTTCGTCAGCCCCCTCCGCTATCGCTTGTTTTGCGTCGTCGCGATAAGAGGGGTGAACCTTTTCCCAATCTTCGTGATTCAGAGTCATTTCTCCTCCACCTCCCGATAGCGCACCCCGCAGCTGTAGTAATCGTGCGGGGCGTTCGGGAACCTACGCCGATCCGGCACGTGAGGATCGGGCGCGGTAACGGCTTCCAAATCAGCTAGGGCTTGCTCCCGGGTCGGCCAAGCTTTCTCATAGAATAGCGGATAGTCAGCCCCAGGTTGTCGCCGGTCGTATTGATCGACCTGATACACCTCAGCCACCCACTCACACCGATACGTCTTATGAACGAATTGTGGACCAGTTGGTCCCGCCGCCAGCAATTCGTCAATAGTCGGCTCGTCCTTTATAAGCCCAATAGGCTCGCGAATCAGGACAACCGGTCCATGTTTCTTGTCGAACCGGAAAAAGTCCCGTTCATACTCCGGCCCCAGCGCCTGAATCCGTTTCCAGATATCCGCGTGCGCGGTCGGCGATACTCTCAGCAAGACGACGCTCATGGGAACCTCGTCAGCACATAGAACAGCATGGCCCCGACGCCTACGCCGACCGTTCCCGCGATAGTGAGAACTAAGCCCAGATCACTCATAGCCCCGACCCTCCGCAGCGTCTCGGGCACTTGATCCGCCCCCGGTGAAACGACGCTTCCAGGATCGCGAGAAGCCACACGATGATCCAGATGCCGCAAGTCAGCAGCGACATAATGGCGTGAAGCACGTGGTTGGGACGGCGAACCTTCACCGATACGATCTGCCCGCACTTGGAGCACGTCCTGAGTTCATGGTGTATCATAGCGAAACTCCTATTGTAGAAAGACCAACTTCGCGGCGACGTTGCTTCAAATCCCAAACCTTCTTTTCAAGGTCTCTGATCTCGTCATCATAATGCTTCACAGCCTCCTTGAAGGATTTCAAGGTTTCATCCGGGTCGTCGGTTTCAACCAGAAATTTATCCCGACCCTTCACGCAATAAGTCTTGCGCCGCCCATACAAATATTGGTAGGTTTTTTCTGTTTCCTGAACCAGCTCGCCAATATGGCTAAGCGATCCATACGAGAATTGAAACACATGCTTAGTCATCACAAATCTCCAATTTGTCGATAGCGTCCCGGAGCCCGTCGCCCCAAGTCGAGGTTTTTGCATTCGATCCGACGACCGACCAATTCTTGGTCGCGTCATCCTGGGATATCTGAACTGAGCCGGAGGTCCCATTCTCCACATACCCGCAAGCCGCCCTCAGCTTTTCGATCCGCTGCGTGTCCGGGTTCAGGTTCGTGAAAACCTGGTGAACGGCTTGAATAAATTGCTTAGCTATTTCCGGGCTCATCTTGTTTTCTGTCACCAAGTTGAGTTCCATGAGCTTCTTAGCCTGCTCAACGTCGCCGACTTCGAATTCAACGCCGGCAACCCTCATTCTGACTTTGTCCATCACAGTCTCTCCACTTTATAGCCGGTCCATTTCGGCATGGGGTCGCACCCCGGGTCCAAGGTCGAAGTACAGCACCCTGAGAGCGCGAGCAATACAAACAACCACTTCATTTGCCGTCCTCCATGACGTACATTTTGGCGCTTACGTCATATCGAATGAAAGGCGGATTGCTTGACATAAATTCCGCTATATCGCTCGAAGCCACTTGGTGGGTGACGTCGAATTCACGGACGATGTCAGCTCGCCTTATTTGGCCGAATTGTTTGAACGTTGCGGCAATAAATTCCTGACGCCGTTTCTTGAACCAATCGCTCATTTCACTCTCCATTTGCGCCGTTCAAGCGCCGCTTCTTTGCGACGCTGCTTACGGTTCTTCCCCGGCTCCAGGACGACTTTCAGTCCAGAGCCGTCATAGGGATCACCATACAGGTACGATTCATCCATGTACAGCTCCTGGTGCTTGTTCACCTCGTCAGGGTCCATAGCAGTGGTCAGCACCTCTATCATCTGGCGTTCCTCAGCCTGACGAAGCGCAGCCACAAGAGCCTTCGAAACACCCGAGAAACCGACGCCGACGAGCGCCACCTTAGGCGCGTTCCGCTCCGTCATTGGATCGTCCTCACGCACGTCGCATAGCTCGCGCTCTGCTGGCAGATTTCCATCGCCCTCGCGTGCGACGACGCCACTATCCAGATGATCAGCGACACTGCCGCCCCGATCATTACCCACTGAATCATCTTGTTCAAGTCCGTACATCCTTATCCAAGCCTCGCGTTGCCAGCGAGAAACCTCAATTAAAGCCAGCTCGTGCGCCTCATCAGGAGACACGGACGGTCTCCACGACTTTGAGACGATCCGGGTTGTCCATAGCCTGAAGCACGCGCTGAAATTCATTGCCGCCGCTGTACAGACCCTTGTACATATCTTGTTTGGTCCAGGTCGCGACTTCCCCGGCTCCGTTCAGAAGGGGCATATTGCGCCCCTCCCGCACCACCGAGAAAAACCGCGACCCGTCCGGGACCGTACCCACAAGAACCTTGTCTTTCATATCGCGCTCCCCGGGAAAGACTGTTTCCAGTCTCTTTCCATTATGTTGAGAAGTTTGGTAGCAGCGGCCAATTTACCACCTACGGACACCGAACACCGCAACCCATCATACCCTACTCCAAAATCACCGGCTGGATACACTACGATAAGGCGCTGGCCTTCATCCAAAAATCGTCCGCACATAGGATGAGATTGAATCTCAACAACCTTTTCACTCCAACGGAGAACGTTTTCTTGAACGTCCTTCATCACATAAACCCCTCTGCTTCAAGATCGCCGATCATACCGCGAATATTGCCGGTGGAAACTATGACGTACCATTCGTCATATTCAAACAAGAGCGACAATTCGTCCCCGCGAGTTTCCAGGATGATTTGCGTTTGCTTCATCTTGTCTCTCAGACGAACGGCCTGATCGTAATTGTCGCAGCGAAAGGGAATAGTGGAAAGCTTGATTTTCATTTCTGTTGCTCCATTTCTAAGCCGCCTCAGCGGGGATAACGCCAACTTAGACCTTATCCCCGCTGAAGTCAATACCAGTCGAGCAACTTTTTATGCGGGTCGATCCGGTTGAGGACCCTTGCCTGCTTTCCAGCTGGAGAAAGCCGCGTGTAAGCTTGCCTTCTCCTCACTGCTAGCCGCTTCCCGGCGCAAGGCGCGGTCAGCCTCTTCGCCCCGGCGATACACGGAGCCGTCATCCGACATCATGTACCACCAATCGTGTCGCTCCAGCTTCTCATAGAACAACAGCAATTCCGACTTCGCTAAAGGTTCCGTCTCGGTTATTGTTCCCGAGCTGGCAGCAATGGTCTCCTGCCGTTCCTCCTCCCCGGCGGGAGACCCCTTCAGCTCACGATAGCAACGCGCCACGAACAAAGCCTGAGCCTTACAATCCGAAAGCGCGTTGTGCGCCAGCTCCGGTTCCACCCGACCGACTGAAGGCGCGAGCCACTTCATCGTCCGCACGTCAAGAACGTTGTTGTACTGCCAAGGAATGTCCAGCCGGCACCGGCGATAGGCGTTTTCCAGTATCGGGGGATCGAACGCAGCACCGTTCGCCCAAATCTTCGCCCAGCGCCCGCCGTTCGCGTTGACGAAGCCACTCAGCTCTTTCAGAGCAGCGCTCAGCAGGAGCCCTTCCCCCGGCGCGGCGAGCGTCTGGAAGGCGTCTGGCTGGCTAAGCCACCAGTGAAGCGTTGACCAGTCGATACGCAGGCCCGCGTCCATCACGGCTTGGGGATCGACGTTCAGGCAGATACCGTCCCCAATCAACACGCCCGCGTCGTCTGCGGTTGGGTCGAAGACTTGGGCCCCGATCTGAATGATACCCGCGTCAGGGGCGGTCGAAAGCGTCTCCAGGTCCACCATAATATGCTGAGCCATCACTCGCCCTCCAAGCATTCGATAAGTGAAGAGACACTCTCGCCGCGAGCCCAGAGCATCATAGCGAGATTGGCAACGTCAAGCGGGTCGCCCTTCTCCACGTGCTCCCGGAGGAGCGTTGAGAGCCATACTTGAGAGCAGTTTTCCTTATCGTCCCAGCCGCTCCGGCCTTCGGCTCGCTTCTTAGCAAGCTTAGCCTTCATAGCCACCGCGCACTGGTCCACGGCGATATCGTCTGGGTCGGCCCGCGTTGCCGATGACCAAGCGGGACCTTCAACCAGAGCTTCCATAAGCTCGCAGCCCTGCTTGTGACCCCAAGCGCTCGCGACGAACTCGTTGGGCTTCCCTTTCAAGCCCCGACATATAGGGCAAGAGGAATACCAAGAGCCGTTGTTGGCACCCATCGACGTGCCCTGACCTTGAGTGCGTCCAGACCACTCCAGCTTCCGCAAAAGCTCCTTGACATTTGAATCAGGAGAAGGGGCTGGTTTCGCCGGGGCGGGGTTCTTAGCCTCCCGACGCCGGTCAGCTTCAATCTCGTGTCTTCCGTAATGGTCGCCCATATCACCGTTCCTCCTCATTCATGCCCAGAACCCCGCTGAGGTCTGGCTTGACGTAGTTCGGTCCCTTGACGACCCGGCCCGCGTCGCAGAGGATCGGCTTGCCGTCCGGTCCCAGCTTCGACATATTGGAGGCGTGAACCTCCGCATAGGCCGCGAGCTTGTAGTGGCCGAGACCCAGCGTCAGGTAGGTCCCATCGCAGACGTAGGACATATCAGTCAGCGCGTCCAAGCACTCCACGATATCCCGGTTGAGAATGCCCTCAGCGAGCTCAGCAAGCTCTTCCTGGCAAAGCTGAAGGCGAATGAGGGCGAGCGAGCCTCCCTCATCGTTATACTCAAGGCACTCAGCCGCGTAAGCCTTGAGGTCCTCGCCTAGCTTCGCCGCCGCGCTCATATAGTCGCGAAGGTGGACAGCGGCCACAGGGCCGTATTCCGGCACTTCAGGGGTCGGATTGATATGCGCCCCGAATGCCCCGGCGAACTCAGCGACGTGATCCAGACCCGGATCGAAGTAATGACCGTTGGAGGGCCGAACCTCCACCCGCGTTCCCGCCGAGACGATGCGCAGGGACGGGTCCAGGGTCAACGCGGCATTCAGCGCTGTAGCCAGACGCAGGATGCGCCCTTGGGCCGTCTCCTTGCCCCGTACTTCATGGACCTCGTCGTGGAGTTTGAGAAGCATTTCGATGTCAGCCGCGTCCTGACGGCTTCCCACGGCTCGCTCTGCTTCGATATTTGCCTCAACCCGTTTCCGGGCTTCAGGGGTTAGTTTGATTGATGGTGTCATTCTAGTTCTCCTTTTCCGGGGACAGCTTATCCCCGGTTACTCTTAGAGGCAATCAGCCCCAGTTGACGCAGCAAGCGTCTTATCCCCGCTCGCGTGTTTTCTATCGACCTATTCGTTGCGCCGGTCGTGATGCCGCAACAATACAGATGATCCTTGCCGCCGTGACTGACCCACACTTTCGCGTGCTTCTTCACTTCGATCCGGTACTGAGCCCCGGCGGCGATAAGCTCTTTCTCAATGACCGCGATACAATCAAAACGGCGTGTCACTTTCGGTCTCCTTGAGCTCGCCTTGTTCTTCGGCCTCTTCAGCAACGCTGACATCAGGCCACTGATAAGGCCCGCCGAAGCGCTCATCAAAGTGAGCTCGCGCCTCATTCAGACCCGGGAAGGCGTAAAACCACGACTTGGTCTTCCGGTAGGTCGGATGCCCAAAGCGGTCGATCACCTCAACTTCAGCCATCTTCTGGAAGGTCTGCGGAAAGACCCCGGGGAGGACCTTCTTGAGGAACTTGCCCAGACCGGTCGGGGAGGCGCGGCGGTTGATCTTCTGCCGTTCGCAATACGCAAGATAGTCCTTCTGAAGGTCGAGCTTGGTGACTTCCGGCTTCCAGAAATCGCCAATCAAATGTCCTTCGTTGAGCTTCTCGAACCACCACTGCTCCTCCGGGCTCATGGACATAATCTTCTGGTCCTGAAGGGCCTGGGTCTTGGGGAATTTGCGGACTTCGAAGTTGCTCAGGTCCCGGGTCTTCAGCAGATGAAGCAGGGCCTCGCGACCACCATTGTCCATCTGCTTCTGGATCGCGGCGAAGTAAGCCCCGTTCTGCATCGCCGTATCGCCAACGTCAATGATACAATAGCGCCGCTCGTCAGACCCGGCTGGCACCACCCAATCATCGTTGGAGGCCATACCAAGATGAACGAAGTTGGAGGCCATTTCAGCGTCCACGCCCTTACTTTCGACCATCAGCAGGTCTTCAGTGATCAGCGTCTTCATGATGCTCTCGTGCTTCTTGTCGCCGGCATAGAAAGCCTCGTCGCCGAAGAGGAACACGCAGTCACGAAGGTGTGAGTTGAAGTTACCGACAAGATGTTTTGAGTCAGACACGTGAAGGTAATGACGTCCCCAGAGCGATCCGAAATGCTTGAAGACGACGCCCTTGCCGGCACCCATTCGACCGCGCAGCACTAGCGCGACTTGGCCGGGGCTGTCGGGCTCCTGAACGGCGCGAGCCATCCAGTTGATGACGTATTCGCTCAGTTCCTCGTTGCCTTGGCAAACGTTCTCCTTGATGTGCTTCAGGAGCAATCCGCAATCGCCGGGGCGGGCCTCGCAAGAGAACCCCTGCCACAGATTGTAACTGTCAGAGACCTCCTTGCCCGGGGCGAAGACAATCGTGCGATATTGGCGGCGGTTCGTGTTTTCAAGCCACCACTTGCCCAAGGGCTTGCGCACGTCATTGCCGTCCTTGTCCTGACCCACGACAACCTGGATATGCATATAGCGGTTGCGGAAGTCGTCAAACGACTGACGGGATAGGCGGTGACGCTTGAGGGCCGGGTCCCAGACCTCACTCACCACGCGACATTTACCGCCGATGTCCTCAATCACGGCGTGTTTCTCGTTCAGCTCGCGCAGCCAAGGGTCAATGGCGTCTTCCTTGGCTCGCTGAATTTGACGAGCGAGGTATTGCTGGGGCCGGGGCTGGTCCAGGACGTGACCGCTGATCAAATAGTCCGGGTCCAGGAAGATCGAAGCAATCTGATCATCTGTACAACCGTTGCGCACCAGCTCGCACATCACGTGCCAAGTCGCTTCCGACCGCGAGCCCCACCGGGTCGGGTCGTCAGGATCGTCACCGTTGACGATGAGAGCCTTGGTGCGAGCCGTAACGGCTGAAGGCAGGTCGTCAAGGTCGATGGTCGGAAGGTTGCCGCTGATCTGAACCTGCGGGCCGCTGCTGGTGGTCGTTGAGCCGGGGGTTTGGACGCGGGCGGCGGCTGTGAACTGCTTCAGGCTATAGACCCGATCCCAATCAGCCTCCACGATACAGGCCAGATAGGTCCCGCGACCCTTCTTGCGCTTCTTCGCATTCGGCACGTTGATCGTACCGGGCAGGCGCATAATGCGGTCGATGTTGTGGCAGGAGTCAGCCTGCGTCAACACTTCGATCTGGAGATTGTACGCCTCCAGCTCTGCGGATCGGTCAAGGTCGCCGTCAGTGCGTTGCTCCTCGTCTAGCAACCAGAAGCCCTGATAGCCGCCGCCTGAATCAATGATTACAGTCGGTGGCGGCGTGAACCCCCTCAACAGGGATAGCGCCCGCTTGCGCTCGCTCTCCATCTCCTCGCCGGGTCGCGGATCGATATCCACGTGGAGCGCCGCCATAGCCCGGATATCTTCTTTTTTGGGCTTCATGTTCATCGGGCGCAGGAGCGGATTCACCGTGAAATAGATATTCTCCCGGCCTTGACGGTCGTCAATCCATTTACGGGCGTTCTTAGCGCGGTCGGGACCGGGTTGAAACGTCACTGTAATAATCTTGCCGTCCGGCACAATAGCGGTCAGCTGCCAGTTGTCTTCAGGAGCCCAGGCCTGAAGAAACTGGATTGATTCGGATGTATTTCCCTTGATAGTCATTTCGTTCTCTTGTAACAAGAAGCCCAATAGGCAAGATCGGTCGGGTTTTGAAAGACGCGGTAACATTCGCGCCTTATCGTTTCTTCAGTCGGCGCGTC